CACATCTGAATCGTTTTCTGTTTTGAAGAATGATGTTAAAAATTCTCCAAACATAGCTTCTGTAATATCATTATCAATAGACTGCTTTACGAATGGTACAAGTGAAACTAAATGTGTTTCTGTATATAATTTTCTAGCAACGTCCTTTTCATGGTTGCTTGCTAATTCTTCATGTACATTTACAATATAGTTAAATACTTTGTTTAATTCAACTTTATCATCTTCTGTTACTTCCATTGCTTCAATCTGTGGATTAAAGTCTTTACTTGCAAATGAAACATTATCTACATCATTGTTTAACATTGTTAATACTTTTGTTACAATTACTGCATGATTCTTATTTGCTCTTGATTTTTCCGTCAGCATATCTTCAAATAACTTATGTGAGCCAATATCAAGTAATTCACCAATGTTCTTAGCAGATGCAAGTGTTCTTGATTTAGTTGATAATGGTTTTCCATTATTTAATCTTCTGAACATTTCTGCTTTCTGAGTCTGGTCAAGATTGTCATAATACTTAACTGTAATAGTTGCATCTTTAATTGCATCCTGTAATTCTTCTTCCAATTCAGAAAACTTCTTGCCAGAAATATCAATAGTACATTCATTTCCGTCTTCGTCTAAGTATGGAATAGGTTTTAATTTTGTTAATTCAAATTCATCTTTCATATACTTATAAATAGAAGTATTTCTCTGCTGACCATCCATTACATCATAAATTTTAACCTTATCACTATCACTTTCACCACGTTCTGCATATACTGGTGGAATAGGATATCCCATGATAATGCTCCAAATTAATTCACTCATTCTATGTTTTTCCCAAACAAAACTTCTCTGTACTACGTTCTTAAAACTAATTGTTTTCTTATCCATCATTTTTACAATCTGTTTGCATGTCCATGTAATGCTAGAACCTTCAATCTTTAAAATTTTGTCAATTGCCATAATATAATCCTCTCTTTCGTTTAAATATAATCCAATCCTAATTCAATGCTTTTATACATATCTTTTTTCTTTTCATCCATAATAGCTATATATCGAAGTGTTGTAAGCGAATCAGAATGTCTTAAACATTCTTGTAACATTACTAATGCATCGCTTTTATCTTCTGCGTTATCATAGATATTTCTTGCCCATGTTTTACGAAGTGAATGTGAGCCTACATTCTTATCAATACCAGCTTCTTCTGATACATCAACAATAATTTTCCACAATCCAGCTTCTGTAATTGGCTTGCTTCCTTTTCTTGACTTAAACATATAATCGTTTAAATCTTCAATTGGGTATTTGCTTGTATAATTTTCAATAGCCTTTTTAACAGTCTGATTAAAAAATATCTTTACAAATTTACCAGTTCTTCTAGTCTTTTTAGGTTGTAGCACATAAGATTCTTTAAATGTCATATCATTCTTGTAAAAATATGACCAACGTAATTGTATTAAATCACTTGCTCTTAGTCCAACATTTATTCCAATCAAGAACAACATTTTATTCCTATGTGCAATTTGTTTTTTGTTTTTACTTGTTGCGTTTTTGATACGATAATTTAGTACATCGATTATACTTCTTACTTCGTCTACATCAAATGGATAAACTGTTGAGCTTATACCACTAACTCTGTTACAATGACGCTTATCAATTGTACCATCCTTATTATATCTAACCTTTGGTTTTTTAGCTAATTTCCCATTTACAATAGAAAGAGTTATAACATTATCATTTTGTTGATACTTATTCATTGTTGCCACTCTCCCATCCCAATTGTGTTATAAGCTATATCTACCTTTCACTAAAGGAATACCATTGTTTTTAATTTTACCCGATTGTCCTTTTTTAAGTTTATATTTTCCATCTTTAGCATTTCTTATACGTTGTTCTTCTGAAACACCTTTCATAATATCCTCATGATATAATTGTTTATTAGCCCAATTTTCAGCAGGAATTTCTTCCTCATATGTTTCTTTAAATGCATGTACACAAGTGCCAATTAAAGAAATAATAAATAGTGGGTCAAACATGTTAATTACCACCTCCATATTCTTCTACTTTTTTAAGCTCTAAAACATAGTCATTACTTGCATAATCCTCAATAAAAGCAGATATAACATGTTTAACGAATAGCTTATTTTCTTTTACCTTGTTTTTAAATTGATTATAAACCTCTTTATTAACTGGAGTGTTTAGTGTGGATACATCTCCGTTATCATTCTTCCATTTGATAATATCTTCTTCATTCAAATGATATCCATCATTTGCATATTGTCTTACAAAAGCCTCGATAACAGTACACATTTGTAGGTTTCTAATTTTACATTTTCTTTGAAAACCCTCAAAAATTTCTGCGTTAATCTTTAAATTAATTTGTTGTGTTTCCAACTTCTCTACTTCTAGCTTGATATATCCAGCCATTGTTAACACTTCCATTCTGATTAGTTTTATTTAATTTTATAAATCGAAGAATTTGATTAATGCTTCGCACATTGCATTTTCCAGTTTGTCAATCCAATCTACATCATTGAAATCAATATCATATTCAACAAATGTATCATAATCTGTTTCCATATTCTCTGTTTCATTATTAAATTCCATTTTGTAGATTGCACAAGCTGTGTATTTTTCATTGTTATAGGTTTCAACAGCGAAGTTATATTCTACACCAATGTCACCATACCATGCAAATGCACAACCCCATTCATCAATATTTTCATAGTTTTTATACCAATCTGACATATTGCATTCAAAACTATAATCATGATTTGCTTTCATTTCTTTAATTGTCATTGTTTATACCTCCTTTTATATTATCCTTTCCTTTGATTATATTATATCAGCTAATAAACTATTTGTCAACATATTTTTTATTTTTTTATTAACTTTCTTTTATCCAGTAGTTTCCAATACATCCATCTGTACTATCCCAAATATCATGCACTTTACCATTCTTAATACATACTACATGGTGTCCACCAATATTTGCTACACATACACCTTTAAACATCTTGCAAAACTCTTTGCCAGTATACTTTGTATTGTCTGATTTTCTAGGTTGTTTCATTTTTGTCCAACCCTTTAACTTCATATATCTTTCAATGCCTTTTGTATCATTGATTGCATATCCAGTTTCACAACTTAACTGTGCCATCTCCATTACTGTCTGCTCCCAAGTTTGTCCAAGTGCAGTACTAATTGCTCTGAATGTACAATCACCAGTAATTCTATTCTTTGGATTTGCATTGTAATAAGTGAATGTACTTGTGTTCTTATAAATCTCTTCTCTGCTTCTTCTTGCCATAATTATTACCTCTTTTCTTGTTGTCTTATTTTTATCTATAACTTATTATATCATGTATAAATCTACTTGTCAAGATAATTTTATATATTTAACGAAACTTTTTTATTAACATCTATTTAAAGTTTTTAAAAATTAAATTTTTCTGCTGCGAAATATATCTATTTAAAGTTTTTAAAAAATAAACTTTTTTGTTTCTTTAGAAATAACTTTTGTTTCTTTGTAAATAAAAAAGTTGAAGCCTAAGCCTCAACTTTATTAATATTATTTACTTCCTCTAATGTTAATACTTTATTAATCTTCATTCTCTGTGCAAGAACCCATGCTCCACCTTGTGATTCTGGTCTATCGTAGCTTTCAAAATCTTCTACTTCACATTCAACCCATACGCGTTTTTCTCCAGTTTTAAGCTCTAATTTTAAGTGTGGTGCTATTGGTTTAAAGCAACAATGCCAACCTTGTCTAATGGCAAATCCTTTCGTTGGATGGCACTCTGCAACCATCCATTCTCCAATAGGTGTTTCAACTGTTTTATTAATAAATAACGGATATAATTTGCCATCTTTCTTTGTTCTTAATAATTTATATGCTTTCATATTTATTCTCCTTATAACCTTATATATTATACTTCTCCTAAGATATACTTCATAGCCTTTTCTGCTTTTCCACTTGCACTTACAATAAACTTATTATCGTTTCTTAATACCTTTAACCAACTCTGAATGTATGCAGTAGAGTTCTTGAATGTTTTATTGCTTTCAATTCCAATATGATTCATTAAGAATGCTGAACCAATCTCTGCAATTAACTCTTCTTTTGAATAATCTTCTGAACCAAAACTAGCAAACTGAGAAGCACAATCTAATCTTTTAAGTCTATCTTTGTGACCAGTACTGTGAATCATTTCATGGAATAACGTGCTATAAAACTCTAATACATCCTTATACTGTTCTTTACATGGTACTTGAATATAATCTCTTACTGGACTATAAAATGCTCTATCAGATACAGTTTCATTAATACAAATGTTTTCTCTATTCATATAGTTGTTTTTAATATCTTCTGCTTCTTTAATAGGCTCATGTTCCATTGCTTTAATTTCCTTTGGCTCTACTCCATCGACCTGAGATACATGAAATACATTGATATATTTAAGTAATGGGATACATTTCTTTTCTACTCTATTAGTATTATTATCCTTTTCTTCTACTTCTAAAATCTTCCAAAATACTACAATCTCAGACTTTTCACCTTTTCTAACAGTTCCACCTAATTCACTCCATTGTTTATATGTAGCATATTCTCCATCATGTTTTAACAACATCTGATTAAGTAATGAATAAGGCTTTTTGCTTACTCTATTATATGCACCATTTGTGATGCCACTCCAAGGCTTATGCCAAGGGATGTTGCCATCTTCTAACTGTTCAATAATTCGGTTTGTGATTTCTTCATAGATATTAAATTTTTCTTTTGCCATAACATTCAATCCTTTCCTTTAAATATGTTATCGTTATCTTTTATCTATATTCATTATACTACTATAATGACTACTTGTCAAGCTATTTTTATAATATTTTTTAAATTATTTTTTCGAATCATATATGTAAAGTTTTTAAAAATTCAAAAAAATTGTACAACAAATCCAAAAAAATCTAATTTTTAAAAACTTTATATATATACACAAAGAAAAAGCACGGAGATTAATTCTCCGTGCGTAGATTTGGTAATTGATTACACCATTCTAATAATGATTCAAGATTCTTTTTCTTTAATTCTTCAAACTCTTCTCTTGTTAGTTTGCTTGAATAAGAATGGTTTACAATTGTTCTATTCTTTTTATATACAAAGTGTTTTGGTGGTTTAATATCTTTAAAATAATCCATTATAAATGCAATATATGTGTTAGAGCCAGATTCATGACATTCACAACAATACATTGTTCTATAACCTTTATCATTTAAGATTCTTACATGCTCTTGAATATTTTTATCAATATGGATTAGATTATGTGGTGGAAACAGTTTGCAAATACAATTGTCTAATGTGTGCATACAATATGGACAAACGTAATTAATATAATACTCTTTATTTCTATTCACTAAACCATCTCCCTAGTTGTATACTGATTATACATTGTTTTATTTGCATATGAATACTCTAACGCATCATATAAATATCCTGCATCAATCCTATTGCTAATACAACCTTTGATAATTCCATCAAAATAACTATCTTCTGGTGGACAGATTCCTTTTCTATTGTCTGCCATTACATATACAATTGCTTTTTCTTTTGCTCCATCATCCATTAAAACATTCACAAACTCTTTTACGTAATAGTTTGGATACCCTTCGTACATATCAAGTCTAGCCCAATCGTCATCATCAATATCCCATACAACAACTGGTACTTCGTCATAGTCATCACCACTAATAATATCAGCATGACAATTAAATACTAATTTCCATCCTAACAACTTACCAGTTCCTATAACCTTAGATTTTGGACATCTAAAAGCCATTTGTTTTAAATTCATATTACTTCCATAAGCTACATATAACATAAATATCAACCTCCTTTATTATATTATATACTATATTTATTTATTTGTCAAGTAGTAATTCGCTATGTGGTATAATAAAGACCATAAATATGTTCTTTACTTCTTAAATATAAACATCCAGTTATCATATACAAGTTTTCATTATTTAAATCATCTTTTTCAATTGATTTAATTCTTCCAACTTCGTATTCGTTTTTGTGATTCAGATAATAAACTTTATCCCCTACACAATATTCATCTTTAATCATCTTTTCTTTAAAATAGTACTCTTTGTTAAACTCAAACATAATGCCTCCTAAACAACCATATTATACTGTTTCATTAATCTCTCCATGATTAGTCTATTACATCTGCTAGGAACAATAGATAAATGTTCATTCTTGTCATTTCTATAAATCTCATGACTTCCTTTGCAATGATGTAACTTCCAACCATTCTTTTTAAGAATCCGTTTTACATCTCTCTTGCTATATTCACACATATAGTCACCTCCTTTATAACCTTATCTTTTATCTACTTATATTATACTACTATATATACTACTTGTCAAGTATTATTTATACTTCAATTAGCTTTATTTTGCCTTTGTACTGTGGATATGTATTATAAATAGCTTTTGTTCCAAACTGAATTTCTTTTTTATTTGTAATACTATTATAGAATGCATCAATAATTAATTTACTGTTGCCATGAACAAGTTTCTTACATTCTGCAAAAGTAGGCTTCTTATTCATTCCAACCCATTCATATCCATGATTGAATAGTAATTCAACTACTTTATTGAATTTATCTTCTGTACTTGCATTATAAAATCCGTTCATAATAAACCTCCTTATACATCTTCTACTTCCAGTATTTCATACATACAATCTTTATTATCAAGACCATAAAACTTAATGCATTCTTCTACACTACTCACGATACAATGTTGCATTCTCCATTCCCAATTTGACAACTTGTCTGCATATATAAATGTAATCTTCTTCATATAATTATCTCCTTATCTTTTATCTATTTATATTATACTACATTATATACTACTTGTCAAATACTTTTTTAAAAATCAATAGATTTTTTACTTCTAATAGTAGCAATGATAGATATTCATCACTTCTTTCTTCATTGCCTTTACAATTATAGTATTCATATCTGTCTTTATATGTTGCTATATTGTTTAATAAAATATCTTCCATTGCCATATCTACAACTCCTTATCTATTATCTGATGTTTCATTGTCTCCCCAAGTACACTCCTCTGGCAATGCTCCACCACATTTAAAATTATGTAAGCTACCTACTAAAGTAAGTTGCATACCCTCCCTATAGTTATCAAATCCAAGTTCTCTTGCTTTTTCTTCTGTCATTTTGCCGTCTCTTAACGCAATATAATCATCATATAATAATGCCATATATGTACACCTCTATTTAAAATCATTATTTTATTTGCCTAACAAACTACCACAACCATATTATTATTAGGTAACTGATAAACAAACTGTGTTTCTTTATCTCCCATAACATACTCTTTAAAAATTTCTTCACTTACAAAAATCTGTTCTGCAACTTCTGTATCGTATTCAAAGTATTCATTTTCTTTTTCATATTCAAAACATTCTGTAAAGTTATTTTCTCTATGCCAATGATTTTCCCATTCTCTGATATATTCATCCACATCATTCAAAGGCATTAATACTCTCCAATGATTGATTGGATTTTCCATTTTAAGATTATAAAATAAATTTGTAATATCTTTTGCTTCGCTTTCTGTAAATGCTAAAGCATCAGCAAACTGTTTTACTTCTTCTGTATTTAATCTCTTCATACTAATCTTCCCCTTTTAAAATCACTCTTTTATGTGCTTATTCTTTGTTAAAAAATCCATGTTCTTCTAAAAATCCACTTTCATATACATCGTATATATAACTATAAAAACTATCAATATAATCTTCAATATTATTTTCAATCAATTCTTCCCAAGTTTCTTTTGGACAATTCTTTTCATACATTCCAAACATATATGACTTCATACCATAATTATTCATACATAATACAAATTCAATTAATTCTCCGTTTGGACTAACTTCTACATAAAAATCATCATTTACATCAAATCTTGTTGTTGTATATGTAGTTTTTTTCATATCTCCACCACCTAAAATCGTCATTTTATTTACTCAAAATATTTTGATAATTCATTTCTAACATCGGTATATGTGAAGCCAAGATTCCCAATTTTGCAATCCCCATCTTCAAGCCATTCATCAACCATATTAATTGCATTATCATCATATCCAAAGATTAACAAACCACATTCATCTGTAATATTTTTGATATAATCAAAGTTGTCAACGATAGACCATCCCTCAATAAAATCTCCGTTTGCAGAATCTCCTCCAAGATTATCATTTTCTTTATGATAATTCTGTTCCCAAACTTTATACAATTCTTTGCCTTTTTCATTAAGTTTCATATCATTACCTCCATATAAAATTATCCTTTTAATTGTTGTATAATTCTTTTGCCAAACATTCAATTAGCATGAACATTACATTTCTTTCTTCCTCTGTTGTCATAGGCAACTCATACCAAACTTCATCATCTTTTTCTCCGTAATTACATACGGCTTGAATACTAACTTCCTTTTCCTTTGTATTGAACATAAGATAAAAATTATAGTAAACATTGTTATCATAATCAACACCAACTAAATCTTCATTCCCTTGTTCTTTTCTAATGTTATTAGTTAATCTAATTAATTCATCTGTTGCACATAAAACAATATTTCCCTCATATTCATCATTTGTAAAATCTAAAAAATCTCTATCAACAAAATCAATATATAATTTTTCATATCTCATATCAAATCCTCCACTTAAAATTACATTTTTAACATCCACATATCGCTGCGAAACCAATTGCAGTTACTCTGCCTTTCGTATCTGTTAGACAATTCACTTCGTATTCTGTATAATATCCATCGTTTTCCATCCACTCTTCAAAAAATGCTTTTACACACTCTTCATCATTTTCAATATCTTCTATGATATTAAGAACATATTCTAAGTTGCTTTCAAAACCATTTTCCAATGCTTCTTCCCAAGTATAATCTTCTCCATTATCTCCATTAAAATCCATATCAAAGTCTGCGATATTTCTTAATACACAAAGTAAATTTTCTCTATCTCCAACTTTTACTTTTTCTAAATTTGTATGTAATGTCATGTTTAATACCTCCAAACTATTATTTATTTGTAATACTATCTACATATTTATAAAATTCAGTTTCAAATTCATCAAAATCTTCTATAAAATATCTCAGCACACTCTCAACACTTCCAGTAACATCAATGTTTACACCATCCGTTATTAAATTCCAATCACAAGCACCACCACCAATTTTCCCAACTCTAGAAAATGGTTTATTCTTTCCCTCGCTTATAAATCCAACTAAGTGTGACCAACTGTTTGAAATAAACTGATGTGTATCATATCCCTCATGACCACCCCATCTGCTACCAGTTAAAGGAATACCATGTTCTAAACACGCATTTCCTACTTCAAGTAATTCATCAATTCTAGGCTTTAATGTTTTGATGTGAGCCTTATATTCCTCAATCTTATTTAAAGACCGTTCTTTTTCTCGTGTTAATTCAGCTTCTCTTTTGTTTGCAAAATTTTTAATGTTATCAACTCTACTCATATCTAGTTCTCCTTTTTTATAACTTTATTTGTTCCTTATCTTTAATTATATTATACATTAGGTTTAATCGTTTGTCAAGTAGTTTTTCATATTTCAATGAAACTTTTTAATTGTTTACATATTCTAAAAAATCTTTTGGTTCAATCCAATTTTTAATATATTCAACAAATTCATTTTCTCCCACTCTTAATTTAAACAATGCCCAATCATTATTCTTTGTTTCTAAGCAAAGCACTTTATAATATTCATTTTTTCCAAACCATACATAATCCCAATATAATCTCATAATTAGTCCTCCTATATATTTATCTCTTATTAAAAGTTCCAATTCTTACAATTTCATCTGTATCAATACTATCTATTTCCATACATAAATCTAGTATTTTGTTTGCAATTTCATATCTTCCAATTGCTTCCAGACCTTTATACAGATGTGCTATTTCATTTGTAACATCTACTCTAGTATTTACTTTATGATATTTGCTTCGCATTGCATTTACCATTGTATCTAATTCTTTTGCAGTCATTGAAATATCCTCCTTATAAATCGTATCTGTATTCTGTGTAATATTTGTAGATTGATATGCTAATAAATACTTCTAATACAAATAATACAATTGTATCAACTACTGGAATTGGGTTTCCACAGATTGCCATGATTAAAAATGCAATCAGCAACATCCAACAGAAGATTGTGAATACTGTTACAGTTGTCATCATTCCCTTTAAAAATTTTTCTCGTGTCATAATTGTTACCTCCATGTGTTGTTTCCTTTATCTTGATTTCATTATACTACTATAATAACTACTTGTCAATAGTTTTTGTAAAATTATTCCAAACAATTTTTAATTTCATCATATGTGTATTCTGATATTGGTTCATCAGCTTGCACTCTATATAATGAATTGTCAGTTCCAAAGATATAATCTCCATCTACGTCTGCCAAGCTACAATCTGTTGTTTTAATAACTTCTACACTTCCGTCATCTTTAATAGATAACATAAAACCAAAGTATGTATCTCCATTACAATGTTCAATTTCAAATGATACTCTATTAATTTCTTTTGCCATGATAAGCACTCCCTTTCTTTATTTGTCTTTATTATACCACCACCACAACTACTTGTCAACTACTATTTATTATTTTCCTATAATTATTTTTCTTTCAGCAGCGAATTAAAGTTTTTAAAAATTGAATAAAATTGTCCATCATGAACAAAAAAAGTTAATTTTTAAAAACTTCTATTGTTTGATTAGCACAAAATAAAAAAGGTTGAGAAAAAATTCTCAACCCATGAATTACCAGTTTACTTTATCCAGTATCGCGTTATGTTTCATTGCATAGTTATAAAAATCTTGTGTATCATCAGCACAGTATTCTTTTAAAAACTCTTCAAAATCATCCCAATCATCCGTTTTAAGTTCGTTAAAATACTGTTCAAAGAAATCCCTTTCAACTAATACATCTGTTAAATTCCAATCATCATCATGTTGCTTTATTGTATCACGATATACACATACCCAAACTCTCATTACATTTCATTCCTTTCATCTGCCCATACAATAGAGTGATAAGATAATCCCTCATTATCTGTATGCACGTTTCTATAAATTGTAGCCTTGCTAAAATCTTCCACTTGTTCGATTACAAGTTCTGCAACAGTTTTTAATCCAAGTTCTCTGATGTGGTCTTTTAAATAATAGTTGTCAAGCACATCTTTTGTTCCATTGTAAATCAAGATTGAATTAATCATATCAATACAATATACTTTATCTCTTAGTACTTTCTGTTCATATGTATATACTGGAGGTTTTCCATTCTCCCATTTTGGTAAACTCTTTTTTGCTCTCTCTAATTCTTTTCTTGTCATTGTTATATTCTCCTTTTAATAATTGTTAAAACCTAAAATATGATGCCATTTTGCTGACCTTATAACATTATCATATTCAACTGGCTTTTCTCTTCCAGTAGCTTCATAATATCGTTCTATCTGATGTGGTCTAGCAATTAACTTTGTAACCAATTCTCCAGAATTTAAGTTGTGAATGATAATAACTCCATTGTCTGTAATACTATGTACTTCAAGACCATTCTTGTGTTTATTATCCACTACAAAACCATCAATGATGTGGCTTTCTCCTAAATCATTAATGAGCTGTTCTCGTTTGTTTCTTTCGTATGTGTAGTGTTTTGTAGCCATATTAGTTCTCCTTTCATGTATATATTGTTCTTGTTGTTGATTATAGTATATCATGTGATTTGCTACTTGTCAAGCATTTTTTATATATTTACTTAAAAAATTTTCCACTTAATCAGCATGACCACCGTACAAAATGTACGGTGCTAGTGTCAAAAACTGCGTTGACCACCGTACAAAATGTATGTAATTTTTCCGTTCAAACATATAAGAATACCATACATATAAGAATACTAGTGACTACGTCACACATTTAACTCTCTGTGCTTTTATGGTTCGTATACCTTTCCAGTTTTTTCATCATAAATAAGAGTGATAGTTTTTCCATCACGTTCAAATTTCCATGTATACTGGTTAGGATTTATATACCATTCATCTGTATATTCTTCCCCATAGTACTTCTTATAGTATTTGTCTAGTCTATTGTGTATTTGCTTTTCTGTTAGTTTTAGTTTCATAGCACACATTCTCCTTTGGCTTATATTGTTGTATCTTTGAGTATATTGTATCATCATAATGATAGTTTGTCAAGTAGTTAATGATATATTTTTTAAATTTTTTCCGTCTGCGTTAGCATTTAAAGTTTTTAAAAATTAAAGATTTTTGATTGCAAAAAATATAGGACTTAGTTTCCTAAGTCCCAAGATTCTGCGTAGTATTCATCTATATGTCCAAAGATTTCAAGATATACTGTTCCACGTTCTACTATGTATGGTTTGATATGAGCCATTATAAAACGATATTCTGCGAACATTAGCGATAAGATACATATGGCTATAATAATTACTTTCTTCATTTTTTCCGTCCTCCTTATAGGCTTATTTCCATATCCATATACTCAAATGTTTGTCCAGTTGATTTATACCATTCTTCTGCAAATTCAAATGCTTCACAGTTTGGCATTTCTCCATCCACTATAAGATATTTAATACTTTCATATCCACTTCCAATAAAGTGTACTCTTTTTGTATATTTTGTAGTTGGATTACTCATTTTTCCGTCCTCCTTAGATTTCCATATCAATGTTAAGTGTAATTCCTTTCATATCTCCATATACGTTATCAATACTTGTTACTGTTGCATATTCCAGTTCATCACTTAAATCAAATAAATATCCACTATATACAACTTCTTCTTTGTCTACATCCCATAATTCAAAATACTGGTCATCTCCATCAATAAACATATTTAAAATATCTCTTACTGTCATAATTAAAATCCTCCGTCTATAATGTTGTTTCTTTAATTTCGCAAATCTTCATGTATCTGCATTGTTTGTAGCGATTAAAAATATTTTTTGCTTCTGTCCTACTGTCTGCAACAATGAGTTCGTTTGCTCTTTTCATTGGGTTATCACCACATTTTGCGTTCTTGCAATGTGGACAAGTATAATGTACGATATATACCATTTTTCGTCCTCCTATACTTCGTATAATCCGTTTTCATTATATGAGTATTCTTTTTCCGTCAAGATTGCGAGCATATCTATACTCGATTCAATCCGTGCAATTCTAACATCATATGTTTTATCCCATCCACATTTGTTAAAATATCTTTCTGCACTTCTGATTAGATAGTTGATTCTATCTTCCATACGTTTGATTTTGTTTTCAATATCCATATTTTTTCTCCTTTCTTTGTTGTTTTCTGATTACATTATACATCATGTTTAGTAGCTTGTCAAGTAGTAAAGTGAAAGTTTTTTTATTTTTTTATTGATTTTCCGTTGTCGATTTTTTGTATTATTTTTATTTTTTCCGTGGTGGTTTTCGATATTTTCCGTTGCATTTTATTTTGTTTATTCGTTGTTTGATTTTTGGTGGTTTTAAGGTGGTTTTAAGGTGGTTTTTAAATACTGATTTTTTCTGATTTTGGTGTTTAAAGTGGGAGAAAGTTTTTAAAAATTAGGGATTTTTGGGGTCAAAGTGGGGGATGAATGTGGTTGAATGTGGGTTGTGGAGTGGGGATAGAATGCTTTAAAAGTAGGGATTTTTAGTGGTAAGTGGGAGAGTGGTGGGGGTGTAGTGGGGGTGTAGTGAGGGTGTAGTGGGAGAAGAGGGTCGATTTTGGGGTGTTTTTGGGTGTAGAGTGGGGGATGTTTTTCTTTTATATCGCTCCACTAGATACAAAAAAGTTTCTCAACTCGTGTCGCAAGTAAAAGTTATCCACATTTTCCACATAGTTTTCCACATTATCCACAATCTGCAAAGTTATCCACAATCTGCCAGTTCCTCCAGTTTCTCCAGTTCAATTCCCAAATCTTCCAGTCGCCCAAAGTTCAGTCAAAGCACAAAGTTAAAGTTTTTAAAAAATAGATTTTTCTGTTTCCAGTCGCTTTTCCAGTCGCTTCTCCAGTCGCCACACCAAACTAAAGTTTTTAAAAATTCCATTTTTCTGTCCAGTCAAATCACTCCAGTAAAGTTTTTAAAAATTCCATTTTTCTGATTTTCCAGTCGCCTCCAGTCAAGGCACAAAAAAGAGAGTGGATTTTCTCCACTCCCTTTTGAGTTCCAGTATTCAGTTGTATGGGGTTATAATCCTATAACCTTATATGTTATCCAGTAATAGTAAATCTTCTGCTTACTGTCTGTTTAACATACAATTTGTAAATGTCAGGACAAGCCGTTTTAAATGTTGTAGTGTCAAATCTGTTACTAGATACATTTTTGTATTTAATACAGTATCTTCCACATTTCATTTCTTCTTTGCTCTGCATTTCTGCTTTGATTTCATCTTTGATAGCTTCGATTTCTTCCTCGGCTTCTTTTACGATTGCTTCAAGTTCTTTGAGTTCTTCAATCTTTTTCATTAGTTCAATAGTAGTCATCATAAAATTTTCCTCCTAGCATTGGTGCTTTGTTTATACTGTTCTTTTAACTGTCTTTATTATACCACCTATATATCTACTTGTCAAGTATTTATTTAAAACTTTTTAAATTATTTTTTCCGTGTATCTTCCGTGTATCTTCCGTGTATCTTCCGTGTAGTTTATGAACGTATGTTCTAGTTTGTGAATTTGATATTTTTATGTTATATCACATTCACATTGCATAAAATCTTCCAACTGGCATAGATGTAAAGTTTTTAAATATTCCATTTTTCTGTGCGTTCTGGAGCATACAAGTAAAGTTTTTAAAAATTAGGATTTTTTGGATGACAGTCCTATATAAATAAAGTTTTTAAAAATTCAATATTTTTGGATTGATAAATCAAGATAAATCAACAAGATAAAGTTTTTAAAAATTCAACTTTTTTGGATTGCCAGATATGACAAAGTAAAGTTTTTAAAAATTCAACTTTTTTGGTTTGTACCTGTGGATGTTACAGCACAAAAAAAGACTAGGCTTTTCGCCTAGTCTTATAACCTTATTTGTTTAGTGTTCGTGGAATGCTACGTGTTCGCCATTCTTTAAGCTCCAACAGTTCACATTCTTCTTTGCACATTCTAAACAGTTTCCAGTACAGATGTTCCAGTTTTCTTTAGGTTCGCAACCTTTAAAGATAACGTGTGCAACTGGAATATTATGTGGGTTTTCCATTGTCATACCTTCCCATTCTGAAAAGATAAGATGTAAGTTAGTTGGAATGCTTCCACCATTATTGATATATGTATTAACAAAATGGTATCTTTTTGTAAATACTAAGATGTCACAATGTGGATTCATTTTTGCTACGTCTACCATATCTACAAGATATTCATAACAAGGAATGTCGCCAGCTACGTGCATTCTGAAGAATCGGCTTGTACACATTGCGTCAGATACCTGATTCCAATATTCAACTGGGTTATTCATGTAGAGTTCAAGATTTCTATTATAAGAATCTCGCACGTTTTTGTATCTACACATTCTTTTTGCGTAGCACTTTTTAGCACAAGTGCAACCGCTCGCACATGTTACGATTGGTGGTAAAGATACACTTTTAATTTCGCCCATTTTTACATTTCCTTTTGATACACTAATTGTCATCATAATAAATACCTCTCTTTTCTAAGATGCTTTGTTTTATTTGTTAAGCTAATTATACACTATAAAAAACCACTTGTCAACTACTATTTTAAATTTAATTATAATTATTTAATAATAATTATCATATAATTATAGGTCATAATTTAATAGGTCATAATTTAATCGGTCATAATTTAATCTGTTATAATTTAATAATTATTATAATAGTAATTATTATCATGTTATAATAGTAATCATTATTATTGTAGGTATTGTGCAATTATTTTATATAATTAAAACAATTCAAAATAATTAAAATAGTTTAAACAATTTAAACAATTCAAACAATTTAGTTGGTTAAAGTTTTTTAAAAATAGGTTTTTTTGTCTATTATAACATATTTTTAATAATTTGTCAAGTAGTTTTATAGAAAATTTTTTAACGTACATATAAGTAAAGTTTTTAAAAATTGGATTTTTTTGGACTACCAGAACCAGCAAACATATAAGTAAAGTTTTTAAAAATTAGAAAAATTTGGCACAGTCTATATTCTGGAAACATAAAGCTAAAGTTTTTAAAAATTCGAAAAAATTGGATGCTGGTCGCCTGCCAGATACAACAAACTAAAGTTTTTAAAAATTGGACTTTTTTGTCCCAGCAGGTCGCAACCGTATATTAAAGTAAAGTTTTTAAAAATTGGATTTTTTTGGATTGCTGGTTGCCGTCTGGGAGAATGGTTTAAAGTTTTTAAAAATTCAACTTTTTTGGACGCTGGAGCTGTACCAGATACAACGGTTTAAAGTTTTTAAAAATTTAACTTTTTTGGCACGCTCCAGAAAATAAAAAATAAGGGCTGATTTCTCAGCCCTCATTTTTATTCATTCAATAGATAACAATAATCAACTTTCCAACCGTCTACTCCATGCATATACCAATCAAGTCTCACCCCTAAATCTGTTCCATCTAAACAATCTGCAAAAATAGAATTGCTTGACTGGTTTGGTAAGAATGCTTTTTGGTCACTGGTAAATTCATAACTGCGTTCTAGCTCTGTATATGGTGCTGTAAAACTATTCTCTGTAAATACTACAACTCCAGTTAATCGCTTTTCATTGCCTTTTGTTTTGTAGCCGTGTTCTTCGTTGAATTTCCACATTGCTTCAATCATTTCATTCCAAGTAATTTTTTTCATAGTTTTTACCTCTTTTCTTTATTAAGTTGTTTTATTAGGTTAATACTATTGTAAAGGATAACAAGCTATTTGTCAAGTAGAATTTTATATTTTTTTAAATTAAATTGATTGATTTTTTCTATAAGTATATATAAAGTTTTTAAAAATTAGATTTTTTAATTAGTAAAGTTTTTAAATATTTAAAAAAATTGGCAGCAGGCAGCAGTCTGGCATTAACAAAGTAAAGTTTTTAAAAATTGCATTTTTTTGGCTATGCTGGAATAACGGTTTAAAGTTTTTAAAAATTTAATTTTTTTGGATAAAAAATCCAATAAAAAAAGGAGGACTGCTCCTCCTAATTTTATTTAACCTCAAAAGGGACTTCTGCATCCCAGTCCCATGATTCGTATAAGTCCATCATACGACCAATAGAGTTCTGTGCCAACTCTGGTTTTGCCCCTCTAGATACTTCTAAATCAAAATATTCACTCCATGTCATAGCTCAAATCTCCTATTTAAAAATATACTCTGTTCACTTGTTAAATATATTGTATCATGTTAGTTGCTATTTGTCAAGTAGTTTGATTTATTTTTTTAAATATTTTTTATAAAAATTAAAACCAAAGTTTTTAAAAATTCAACTTTTTTGGATTTAGCTGTATTAAATAAAATTGTAAAGTTTTTAAAAATTCAATTTTTTTGGCTAGATAAAAATAAAATATAAAAGCACAAAAAAAAGAGACTGTTTACCAGTCTCTCTCTTTTGAACGTGGTCTATAACCGAACATGTCCTTGTGCCAGTCTGAGTAGAATCCCCAAGTTTCATCATCAATCTCATTCCAGCTCTTGCCCTTAATGTTCTTTTCATAGAACGCATCAAACTGTTCTTGATTCTCTTCTCGGTATCTCTCATCCATGATTGAGCTTAAAAAGAAGTACTTCTTATATGTAGCATCCCAATCATTATCGCAAGGATTCATTAGTTCTAACATGTCGCCAAGTCTTCTCATCTCGCTTCTGATTTCATCGTTAGTCATTGTGTTGTAGTTCATCATAACTAAGCCCTCCATATATTCTGTTGTTTATATACTAAGTATACACCACATTTAATAACTTGTCAAGTAGTTTTATAAAATTATTTAAACTTTTTTGCCGTACCTGTCGCCAGCCTGAGTAGAACAACGGTTTAAAGTTTTTAAAAATTGAAAATTTTTGGCAGCAGGCAGCAGGCGATTAAAGTTTTTAAAAATTCAACTTTTTTGGCTTGCCAGCTGTTTATCGCTGGCAAGTGGCAGCAGTCAATTAAAGTTTTTAAAAATTTAATTTTTTTGGATTGAAAAAATAAAATAAACATTTTAAGAGAATAAAAAAATGAGCTAGATTTCTCTAGCTCTTTGGCATTCTTACTATTTTGTGTTTACAACAATAGTCATATAATTTTGCTTGATTCATTTCACACATTTCTTGTGTAAAATCATTTACTATTAAGATTTCATCTACACATTTACTCATTGTGCTTAACTCACTCTTCCAGCCTCTCATGGTCTTATTTCTGAGTTTTTGTAAACCATTGTTTCCCATTGGATTCTGCATTCCTAAACTTCCTAAGTTAATAAATCCTACTGCGTACATATTAAGTTCTCCTTTACTTATTGAGTTGTTTTATTTGTTAATATAATGATACACCATAGCTTGCTATTTGTCAAGTAGTTTATTTAAAATACTTTAAATTATTTTTTGACTGGTGACGGTGACGACACACGGTTGTTGTAGTTGTTAAAATATAGTTTTTAAATATTTAAAAAAATTGGCAGCAGGCAGCAGGCTTTTAAAGTTTTTAAAAATTGAATTTTTTTGGATTTTAAAAAATAAAAGACAACTTTTAAGAGAATAAAATAAGGGCGATAACTTACGTCATCGCCCATCATTTTATTATGCAGTTTTTAAATTGTTTAATGCAAATTTTAAATAATCTAAATCTCCATTGAACTCCTCATGGCTTTTTACCCAATCATCACTCCACTCATCGAAATCTCCACGAACGGAAATTGTTATATCATTATCTGATATACTCTTGATTCTAGCAATTCCAAAACCGTCTAATGAATCATGGAAACCTACAAAGAACATAATTTCCATTCCTTCTTTTGCTTCACTAATGTTGTTAATAATAACTGCGTTGTTGTTCATAATGAATCTCCTTTTCTTTATTAAGTTTTATTATTTGTTTTCCAACTGTCTTTAGTATACCACATAAGCAACTACTTGTCAACTACTAATTTAAAATAATTTAAAATAATTTTTTATCATAGCTTAATAAAGTTTTTAAATATTTAATTTTTCTGGCAGCAGGATGACAATTATATATAACTTTAAAGTTTTTAAAAATTGAAAAAAATTGGCAGCAGGTTGCCAGAAAAATTAAAAAGGTAAAGTTTTTAAAAATTCGATTTTTTTGTCACCAGACGGCAGCAGGATAAAGTTTTTAAAAATTGAAAAAAATTGGCAGCAGGATTCTGGGTTTGATAAAATAGTAAAGTTTTTAAAAATTCGATTTTTTTGGATTTGAAAAGATTATGACTAAACATAAAAAAAAGAGGGCTGATTTTTCAGCCCTCAAAAAACAACGGATATATATTTTCAACACATCAACAACAACAACAACACTACTAAAAGAAAAGAGAACGTATTCCGTTGTTTTTTATCTAATATAATTATACTATAAATTAGTTAATTTGTCAAGTATATTTTTTAATTATTTTTACTTTCCAGCAAATCGTGGTAAAAATCTATTAAACTCCACAGCTGGATAACTGCTTCTGTCAACGTGGTTAACAATTCCTACAAGGTCGTGTGCAAAGTTAAAGTTATCTGCGTTCAACCAATCTTCTAATCGCATGTTAAAATACTTATCTGCACTTTCAATATCCATTATAAGTGTTAACCGTTCTCCGTGATAGATTCCAAGCTCCTCTGCTCTTTCAGCTATTTTAACGTATATCATAAATCTTTCTTTGTCTTTCATAGTAATCGCTCCTTACTTGTTTTATTTAAGTTAATTATAACGCATATTCTTCTATTTGTCAAGTAGTATTTTATATTTTTTAACAAACTTTTCCTGAGCTAAAAAAATGTAAAGTTTTTAAAAATTGCATTTTTTTGGCGAGGTGGCAGCAGGCTGGACAAGTTTTTAAAAATTGATAAAAACTGTCCAGCTGGCAGCAGGATTCTAAAGTTTTTAAAAATTACATTTTTTTGGATTATGGCAGCAGGATGTCGGACAATGAAAAAGAGCGGTAGATTTCTCCACCGCTCTTGTTTTATACTAGCACCGCCTTTACTAATAACATCATGTTTGGTATAAATACTTCCCTTCCGAGTTCCTCACGGACTATGTTTATTTGTCTGTCGGTCAATCCAATTGTGTTTCCCTCATCATCATGACTTACAAATACGCAATTACCCATGATTAAATCTAATACTCTGTTTCCATCTCTGTCTAGTACTGCAACTTGAGGTTCAAGTCCAATTAACTTACCCTCTTCATTTATAATTGGGTCAATTCTTTCTTGTATGAATCTTTCGCACATATATGCTCTTTCAATCCATCCACCAACTATTTCTTGCATAGTTTCTAAACTGTTTTCAATTTCTTTTTCTTTTAAGATTCCGTTTTCTAATACTATTGCTCTCATGTTAAGCTCTCCTTTTCTTTTTGCTTTGTTATTATATATACATTATAACGCTAATTATTTATATTGTCAAGTAGTTTTATTAAATTTGTTTAAAATATTTCTCCAGTCGTCCACCTGTGACTCTGGTGTTATAGTTTTTAAATATTGAGAAATTTTGGAAAAACGCGTATACATTTAAAGTTTTTAAAAAATCAATTTTTTTGGCAGCAGGTTGCCAGACAGGAATGGCACTCTAAAGTTTTTAAAAATTGAAAATTTTTGGCAGCAGGATACCAGATAAAATAATAAGTTAAAGTTTTTAAAAATTGGATTTTTTTGGATTATGCAAATCTGGTTTTAAACTAAACAAAAAAAGAAGAGTTGATTTCTCAACTCTTCCTATATAACCTTGTTTGTTAGTGTGCTACTTCTAAGCTACACCACCAAGCCTTACCTCCTCCGTTAATTCCTAACATATCAATAAAAGCGTTAATGTGTTTCATTGTAGTTGCACTGTAATCATCCCAAAGTCGTTCAAATCGTCCCTCATGCACTCTAGCAACGATTGTGTTGTAACTCTTTAATTCAATGTCGCCATTGTCTTTTTCAATTACTGTTGCTTTTCCGTAGAATGATTTCTGTCTGTTGTTTGGTTTAAGTTCGTAAGTTCTCATGATGTTCTCTCCTTTTGAAATGTGTTATTTGTTTTATCTGTCTTTATTATAATGCATATATAACTATTTGTCAAGTAGTAAAATGAAATTTGTTTAAATTATTTTTTAGCTGGTGACACACGGTTGTTGTCGTTGTTATTATTTTAAAGTTTTTAAAAATCGATTTTTTTGACTCAACCGTTTTAGTTAAATAAAGTTTTTAAATATTTAAAAAAGTTGGCAGCAGGATGCCAGATAAAACAACGGTTTAAAGTTTTTAAAAATTGGATTTTTTTGGATTAGACAGGCAAAAAAATATGTGTGGCGACTACCACACATATTTATCATAAAGCTCTTTGATTTCATCTTCGTTTTTTGTCTTTACACATTTATCAATGAGTTTAATATATGTATAAACCATATCATTATGTCTTTGCTGTTGTCTGTACTGGCTATAATCGTCAATATACTGTACATATTTATCATAACCCCTTAAGAAGTATTCCATTACATCCTTTTTGTTGTCTTCTGTAATTTTAACTACTTCTCTGACTCTGTCTGTTTTTTTGATAGTTTCTAAATACGTTTTGTTTCCACTATCTTTGTCTACCTCGCAATTATTTAAATAATATTCTTTTTTACCATTTTCCTCTAATGTTAAGAATAAATAATCTTTTTCAATTCCCTTCATTTTAACTAATACGTTCATGTTTGTACCTCCGTGCGTTGTTTCTTGTTGATTATATATTATCACATAAAAGATATATTGTCAAGTAGTTTTGGATAAATTTGTTATTTTTTTCTGCTGTTAAAGTTTTTAAAAATTCATTTTTTTGACACGCCAGACGCATAAACGTAAAGTTTTTAAATATTTAATTTTTTTGGATTATGAAAACAGGATGTGGCATAAAGTTAAAGTTTTTAAAAATTCGATTTTTTTGGCATATAAAAAAATAAAAGAAAGATTTTAAGAGAAATAAAAAAGGAGCTTTTCAGCTCCTTAAAACATGCATCCTATAATGTATAATGCAAATAACATTACAAAGATTGAAAGTGCTCCAACGAAGTCGAGTGCTTCTTCTTTTGAAATACCCCATTCATTCCAAAATCTTCTGAAACGAATCTTTGCATATTTTTTAATAAGTTTAATCTTTCTTTTATCTTCTTTGCTTAATAATGTTTTCATAATGTTTTCTCCTTTAAATATATGCTTCGTTTGTTGTTAATATTATGTTACCACATGTTTAATATAATGTCAAGTAGTTTTTTAAATATTTTTTATTTTTTCTGACTGGAATTAACTGGAGTGTACAGCGATTAAATAGTAAAGTTTTTAAATATTTAATTTTTTTGGCAGCAGGCAGCAGGACACTATTAGTTTTTAAAAAATGAGAAATTTTGGAAAAACGCGTATACATGTTAAAGTTTTTAAATATTTGATTTTTTTTGGATTGACCGTTTTTACACATTTAAAGTTTTTAAATATTCAACTTTTTTGGATTTGATTTTTTTAGATTTTAAAAATGTAAAGTTTTTAAAAATTCGATTTTTTTGGCATGAAAAGAAATATAAAAAATAGCAATAAAAAAAGAACACGTTGTTTCCAACGTGTTCCATATGTTTTAAAATACGGATTCTAATAGACCACTAAAGCTGTTAGCTTCTTGTCTTTTGCGAATCATACTGTAATGATTCATACGAGCATCATACAATGTTGTTGCTCTCATGTATTCAATTTCAGTTCCGTCTGAGTAAAGTGCCATTGTTTCGTAAAATGGTCTCTTCTCATCGCTAAAGTATACTGTTGAGATATACTCATCTTTATTTGAGTACTGTGTATTAGGTTTACTGTGTAAAATGTGAAGTGATATTCTAGTCATAATATTGACCCTCCTTAAGTAATATGTTGTTGTATTGCCCTCTTGAGCTATTTATAGTATATCAAATGATACATACGTTGTCAAGTAGTTTCATTAAATCTTTTCAATTTTATTTTCACAGGTGGTTTTTACATTAAAGTAAAGTTTTCAAAAATTCCATTTTTTTGGCGTGACCGTTTCAGTATTTTAAAGTTTTTAAAAATTCCATTTTTTTGGCGTGACAAATTAAATAAAAAAAGAAGGTCTTGTGACCTTCTTAATTTTCCTTGAAAAATGCAGTTACTGTTTTTTCCACGTCTATTTCTGCATCTTCTCTTGCATCTGCAATGTTTACAGCATCTTCAAAGAACATTGCTTCAATATATTCATCAAATGATTCTCCGTTTTCTTTTTTAAAATAAATGTGCCATTTCTTCATAATAAAATCCTCCGTATGTGTGTTGTATTGTTTTAACTGTCTTTATTATACATGATAAAAAGTATTATGTCAAGTATTTTATTTAAATTTGTTTAAATTTATTCAAATTTTCCGAGCCACCGAAAGTTTAGAAATTGGAAAGTTTAAAATGTAAAGTTTTTAAAAATTGAATTTTTTTGGAATATTCCGAGCGATAGAAAAATAGTTATTCCAAATGTTTAAAAACTTTATCACAATTATTCCTAATGTTTAAAAACATTTATTCATATATCTTCCGTGTGATTGACAAATAAGTTTTTAAAAAATATATTTTTTTGTTTTACATATTTTCCAGTTGTAATTATGTATAATATAAATATTATTTTAAAGTTTTTAAAAATTCGATTTTTTTGGCTTGAATAAATTTTATCCAGACTGACGACAGGTTTTATCCATATTGGCAGCAGTCAATAATAAAAATGTAAAGTTTTTAAAAATTGCATTTTTTTGGCAAGTGGCAGCAGGCGACTAATTTTCCTATTCGCCAAAAGTGTTTGTTTAAATTTTCCGTTAGGTGCAAAGATTAAGTTAATTTATTCCGTTAGATTCCATTGATTTATTCCGTTAGATTCCATTGGTTTATTCTGCTTATTATATTATTGCTTATAATGTGTTTATTTTCCGTTTTAAGCTATGATATGTATTATATAGATATAAATATATAATGATATATTTAAAGCGTGTTTAAAGCGTTTTTAAAGCGTGTTTAAAGCGTGTTTACGCAAGCCCAAAGATTTTCCATGCAAGCCTACGATATAACGTCAAATCTTCCGTTTATCGCACGTTATATAGTACGTTGTAGCACGTTATATAGTACGTTGTATATATACGTATACGATAGAAAAAATAATTGCATCCTGACGTTTTAAAAATTTTCCGTTAAACGCAAAGATTAGTTTAAAAACTTTCCGTTAAACGTAAAGTATATAAATGTAAAGTTTTTAAAAATTAGATTTTTTTGGTTTGTTAGCAAATAAAAAGAAGAGCTATCTCATAGCTCTTCTTCTTTTCGCTTCTTCAAGTCGCTTCTGAAACTCTTGTCTTCTTGCTTCTCTCTCTTCTTTTGATAAGATACCATGCTTCTTAAGGTATGCTGGGATTTCAGATTCTGCAATATATCTATCTGTGATATCATGATAGTCAATCGCTGGGTCACCAGTCTCTACAAAGCTCTCTAAGTGCACCAAATAAAACAACTCTTTGCTCATTTCACTTGTATGTGGGATATTCAAACAGATTCTGCATTTTGTGTAGTTTGAGATGCTACCGAATGCGTACTCCATAATCATATCATTCTTTTCGCTTGCTACAAAACCTCTTGATAATAAATCGTATTTTAATTTTAACATAATCTTGACCTCCAACTTTTTGCAATTTTTAAAAACTTTACTTTTCTTATTTGCTGGGGCTAATTTGTTAGCCCCATTCTTTACCATTCGTATCTTCTATACTCTTCGTATGCTTCGTAAATGCTTGTCATACTACACTGTGCAACCTCTGCACTTCCCCATGAATCGTGTCTGTAGTTAAACTCTTTCTTTTCATAGCGTTTTTTGTATGTTCTCGCTTCCTTGTCACAGGACTTTACGTAAAAGTCCTGAATTCTACTCTTCTCTTCTCTCTCCCTCTCTTCTCTTCTTCTTTTTGCTACCTCTTCTGGAAAATTCATTTCCTCGATAAATTCGAAATATGCGTCAATACTCTGAAATCTAATTCTTGCCATTTTAATATCCTCACTTTCAATTTTTTGCAATTTTTAAAAACTTTACTTTGTGGTTTTTGGGGAAAGGGCTTTCGCCCTTTCCTTATAACCTTACTGGTATTTTTTGTAGATACCTACCAGCTTTTTCGCAGCCACATCTGCTTTGTGCTTGCGATACTCTGTTTTGGATGGAATTCGGTTTCCATTTACGTCCAATTTTGGGCTTCCGTCAGAGCTTTTTCTGTAGTATCTTCTTGTATCAATTTCCGTGTCATTGAAGTGTTCACAGAAGTTTCTTACGATACACTGCACCATTTCTACCTCCATTTTCATGAGGTTCTGATACTGCTTTGCACTCACGAATTTGTTGATTCGGAATTCGATATTGTTATTTGCAAGGCAATTTACAAAGTAGTATCTATCATCGTGTTCTTCCTGCTTGCTATTCCAGTCGATTGTGTCGGCATATCCGTTGAAGTATCTACCGAAAACTCTTTCAGTTGTTTCTCTATCGGCTTTCATTTCCTCGCATAATGGAATGAAAAGGCTATTGTAGAAACGTCTTACCATGTCCATGTATGAACCTTTGCCTGTGTTTTTGCCATTAGCATCTTTCATGCTATTGATAGATACATGGAAGTGTGTACCACATGAGCTATTCACTTTTAAAATACCCTCATTCATGAGGTCTTCGCATGTCTGTGCAAACTTGCTTGGTCTGTTCAAGCCTTGCATAATCGCGGACACATATTCACAAGTGTTTCTATCGCGGCCGTATCTTGCACCATAGCCATCGCTTCTGAGGGAGCTGTCGTGTGTTGGGATAAACCCATATTCAAACATGGCATTTCTGAGCTTGTCATCTGAAAAGCTGGTTTCGAATTCGATACCACAGAGCACGCCATTCTTTTTGGCAGTACCCATGATTTTTTCATTTGCAGTATGATACCATAAGTTTCTAGCCGCGCATGTTGGGCACATGAGGCTTGCACGTCCTCCGCGCTTGCGGGAAATTGTACGTGTCATAATTTCAATTGGAAAGTCGTGTCTACAGCAAGAGCAAGTTGCCTCGATGCGTCCGTGTCTACGTGTTGCGTTTGCGTCTGTGTTCATTGTGTTGATAGTTGTCATAGTTTTGTTCCTCCTTGATTTGAAAAAGTGTTTTGTTGTTTTCTGAGGCTAATACATCATAAAAATTTCTCTACGTCAATAGAAAGTTTTTAAATTCTTTATTTTTCTGGAAACTTGCAAGTTTTTGCGTGGGGTGGGGGTGGTTTACAATTAAAAGTCGGAGGGGCGAGCCGCGTGGGGGAGAATGTAGTACACCTAATCCTATACACCCAACCCACCGTCCGATACAACCCAACACACAATCCACTCTCCACCCCCCCATTTCACATTTCCAACACGTCCCCCTATCCCAACTAAACAAAACACCCCAAATACCCAAAGCAAATATCCGCCCCTCTCTTCCAACAACTCAACAATCCAACAACAACCATATCTCCCAACCAAACACATCAAATCCCCATCCAAGACCAACAATATCTACTACTACCACAAAACTCTACCTATACCCTATACCCCCCTATTTCACAATAATTCAGGAAACCAATAATATGTGCTATTATATATACCTCCCTCCCCATATTGAAAATTTCTCTAAAAACTACTTGACAATTTACAGAAAATGGTGTATAATGACATCAACAAATAAAAACAAATTGTTTTAAAATACAACTAATAAGGTTATAAAAATATTAGCACAAAAACAAAATACATAAAACGAAAGTTAACATCCTGAGCGATAGCTCAGTAGTATACTTATATGTAATGTTATTCTTATATGTATGAACGGAAAAGTTACATACATTTTGTACGGTGCTAAATGGTGATTATGGTTTGAGCACCGTACATTTTGTACGGTGGTCGTAAAATACAAATGCAGGAGGTGATAATTATTAATGCCAACAGATAACACGACTTATGAACTTATTGATGGAAAGTATGAATATAAAAGAGTTCCATTAGAAGAACATCAGTCAGAGCACATATATATACCTTGGTCTGTTATCGCAAATACAAATCTGGATACAAGAAGAGTTGGGATATTTTCATATTTGAGAATACATCGTGGATTAAACAATGTTGTGAATCTAACTATTCCAGATGTTGTTGAGTGGTGTGGCGGTAAGCCAGATAGAAGAACAAATGGTACAAATGACAAATTCTTATCTGTATTAGATAGCTTTGCTGAATATGGATATTTAACATATATTTCAGAAAGAAGTAAAAGTTCTTATATGAAATGCAAATTTGACAAACAATATTATGGCAAGCAATGTGGAAATGGTTATGCAGTGGTTTATTTAGATGAAATTGAATCTATTATGAATTATCAAAAAGAAAATCTAAAAGATAGCACTGTAAATAATTTTATTATTCTTTTGGTATTTGCATATTTAAGATATAAGATTATACGTAGACCAAATATGTTAAAGCCAGAAGAAAGAAGCTCAGAAATGATAGAGAAAAGACGAATGAAATTGCCAGATGCTTATAATGGCAATCTTATAGATATGGCTGATGAGATAGGAATATCTTCTAAAACTCTATCGAAGATAATTAATATACTTGAATGTGACCTACATTTAATTGTTACAGATAGAGCATATAGAATTAGAACAGAAGACGATGAGTATAGAACTCCTCCTACTATATTTGCAAACGCTTATAAAAGAGAAGATAAATATTTACTTATGACTGGCGATGAATATAGTAGAAATGAAATTGAATTAAAAGCTAAAAAAATCAAGAAATTCATTAGGGATTTCGAAATTAATAAAACAATAAGAAAATAGAAAGGATAAATTATAATGAACAATAAATTAACAATAAGTGATATTCGTTTTTTAGACGATAAAATAGAGAAGGATATGTATCAATCTACTGATAATAGAACTTGGGGGTCATATGTAAGAGACATATATGATGGAGATAATTTTGCAGATTATTGCGAAGATTTATTTGAATTATTAGAAGAAGAAGAATATTGGGATTAAGGATGGTGTTGTAATGAGCTTGGATGTTCAGGTTCAGATTCTAAGTGTTGATACTGGAAACTTCTATAGTAATAAAGAAGCTTACCTTCATTGGTTTAATCATAAGCTTAGAATTGAAAGAAATGAATTAAAGAAAAAAGAAAATGAAATTATAAATGAGTTTTCTAAATATGGAATTGATAAAAATGATTTAGAACTAATTGCAAATAAAGATTATGATTATAGTTCTTGGGGAGAAGATAAACATACTTTGCTTACTCTTGGAATGGATTATTGTAGAGTGAGAGAATTAGTGAAACTAAAGAATAAGAAAATAAAAGAATCAAAAGATAGATTATTAGATTTATTATCAAATAAAATTGAAGCAAACATATCTACAAATGGAAAACATCATATTAGAGAATTAAGAAATTTAAATCCATCTGGTTCAAAAGGAGATATTCTTAAATTTGCAAATGAACCATTTAATAATAATAAAATTATATCTGTATTTGATTCTGCTTTTACAAGAATGATTGGAGCAAAGCAGGATGAATTAACAGAAGATTTTATGGTTGTGCAGGTATATTACTTTGATATTATTAAGGACTTAATTTATCATGGATTTACATATAAGGGAGAAAAATATATTTACTTTACATCTTCTGCTGGTCAGATTAGAACAAAGAAAACAGTATTCGTAAAAGAATCTGTTTGGAAAAAATATGAGAAGACAATTATGTGTGGACTTACAATTGATTCTATTAATGAAAAAGGTGGTAATAATCCAAATAAGCATTTAGCGTATATGGCTTTAACAAACTCAGCTACAGATGTTTGGAAAGAGTTTGATATTGATAAGACGATTGTGGTAAATGATTTTGCAACTGACGTATTTGGAACTTATGATTTGGTAGATGATGTTGATTATTCTATTAAACGTATATCTGATTATGTACCAATTGAACATACAGATGGTGCTGGTATGATGTTGCCATGTATGGGCAAGAACAGAATGGTTCGTCTTCCTTGGGTAAAAGGATTGCTTGGTTCTTTTGATTATTTGAAATTTATTAAAGAAAATAATTGTTCTCCAATAATTAAAGACATATATGGTGTTGAACATGATGTAATAGCAGAAGATATTCAGATTATATTTACAAAGTCTCAGTTTAAGATGTGTAAGTATTATGATTCTTGGGAACAGTACAAGGGATATTATAAGAAGTATGGTTGCTCTGCTGGATATACCAATATGGAAGAAGATAAGATTAAGGATGCAACAATTAATTATCAAATGCTTCAAACACTTACTGATATTACAGATGAAGAAATAGACAATATTATTGAGAAGTCTAAAAATAACTTAGACGATTTAAAAACTCTTAATGGTATTAAAAGAGCATTTGGCATTACTCCATATAATGATAATATGACATATTTGCAACAAGCTATTAATTTGTATCCGTCATTATTAAATGATGAATATATGAAAATCACTTTAAGAGAAATAAAAGATAGCTTGGTAAAAAGATATAGGTCTGGTAGTTTAGCAATAAAAGGAAAATATACATTTATACTCCCAGACTTGTATGCGGCTTGTGAACATTGGTTTATGGGAATTGAAAATCCAAAAGGATTATTAGACGATGGAGAAGTTTTTTGCTGGCTGTTTAAAAAAGACGATAAGCTGGATTGTTTAAGAAGTCCTCATTTATATAAAGAACATGCAATTAGAACAAATATTGCTTGTAATAAATATAAAGAACGTCAACAGCAAATTCGTGAATGGTTTGGAACAGATGCTATTTATACAAGCTGTCATGATTTAATTAGTAAGATTCTTCAGTTTGACGTTGATGGAGATAAGAGTTTAGTAGTAGCTGATAAAAGTATAGTTGATGTAGCAGAAAGAAATATGAAAGGCATTGTGCCACTATATTACAATATGAAAAAAGCTTCTCCTATTCAATTAAATAATCAGACCATTTATAATGGATTAAATGCAGCTTTTGTTGGTGGCAATATTGGGATTTATAGTAATAATATTTCTAAAATTTGGAATAGTGATGTTTTTATTAGTGGAACAGAAGAAGAGAAACAAAGAGCAATAAATTTAGTTAAGTTATTGTGCATGGAGAACAACTTTGTTATTGACTATGCAAAAACATTATATAAACCAGAAAGACCAGATTCTGTTCATGAAGAGATTATTAATTTTACAAAAGATAATGTGCCACACTTTTTCGTATATGCAAAGGATAAGGGTGATTCTCAGGTTGAAGATGCAAATGAAAGCTTTGTAAATAAACTTGAAACTAAAATCAAAAATCCAAGAATTAATTGTAGAAACTTAAAAGGATATGATGGTAATAAACTTGGTAATATTGATTATAAAAAATTAGTAAGTAATCCAGATGTGGAATGTAAAATTGCATTTAATAAAAATGGAACAGTTAATGATGAGTTGTCTGACCCAATGATTGTTAAATATTTTGAATTAAATAATAAATATCATTTTAAAGTTAATATGGAATGTGCAGATATGATAAGGGGTGAATTATTAAATAATACACAATTAAAACAAGATTTGTTCTTTAAGAAGATTGCAAATGAAATTAGATATGAGCTTTCTCAGTTTGGATATTCTGATTTGGAAGTAACAGATATTTTAGTTAAATTATTATATCATATTAAACCTAGTAGCCATAAGAGTGTGCTTTGGTTTTGCTATGGTAAATATATAGTTGATAATTTAATAAATAATAATTGCAAACCAAAAACAAAAGCAATTAAATGTGTTGATTGTGGAGAATGGATAGAAGTTGAAAACGATAAGAAGCATTTAAAAACTTGTAGATGTGAAACTTGTGATTACGAATATAAGAAAATGCTTAAAGCAAAGCAGAATAAACGTGCATATTTAAAAAATAAAAAAATCAGTAGCGATTAAAATTATTTGTAAACAACCAAAAAATAAGGTTATATATAATATATAAAATTTATAAATAGCCTTAAAATAAGGAGTGTAAAATAGTAGCAAAAGGGGAAACACCCTATAACAAGCAATTATTCTTAAAGGTTGCTGGACAGAAAGTACTAATTAGAAACTACAGTCAACCTTTAAGATATTTTGTCGTCCTCCTTATTTTAAACACAAATTAAATTGGAGGTAGATATATTGAGTGATAAATTAACGATAACAAAAGAAAATTTAATTAATATCATATCAAATAAATGTGAAGATGATTTTATTTCGACAAGTGATTTAATTAAAATAATAGATAGCATTTCTGATGAGTATGGCGTTATTTCAAAGAAAAAGATAATGAAAGCAATTAAAGATTCGCATACAAAAAAAGTTGTTAAGGATATCTACGATATAGTAGAGACTTCTTTATTTGAATCTCTTTCTTTAGTTAATGAAAAACAAAATGTTAATATTAAATTGTTTGAGGGTATTAGTTTAAGTGGAAATTATACTTCTGAAAAAATTAAAAAAAATAATTTAACTGGTGAAATGGCACTTGTTAAAGGTAAGATTAAACCTAAATTTAATATTACTCGTACTTATTGTGAAAAATTAAATAACAAATAACGTTATATTAATAGCTTAACTGCTATATATCAGTGGAAACACTGTTTATATATAGCCACTTATTATCTTTGGTAATATGTGGTACTTCTTTTCATTCATTTTTTATAACCTTTCTTTGGCGGAGTATTTACTTAATTGTGGGTGCTCTGCTTTTTTGGCTCTATAGTATATCGGTTAGTACACTAGCCTGTCACGCTAGAAAGGCGAGTTCGATTCTCGCTAGAGTCGTTATCGCCCTGTGGACAAGTGGTTTAAGTTACATCCCTTTCACGGATGCGTCAGGGGTTCGATTCCCCTCAGGGTGATTTGTTTTGATAAGGTGGCAGAGCTGGTTTAATGCACCAGATTGCTAATCTGGCGTACTTTGTTTAAAAGTACCGTGGGGTCGTAGCCCACCCTTATCGTTTTTGTCGCCATAGAGACGTAAAACCTATGGTAGCGTTCTCTGCTGCGGAGAATGAAAATATGAGCAGAATAACGGAAAAGCTGGGGCGTACTCAGTAGTCATGCATTTGACACGTCAAGGTGAAAGAGGTATTGCGGTACACTACGCATTAGAAATAGTGAGAAGCCATGAGCAAGACATGAATATCTTGCAAATTTGCTGTGTTGGCTCAATTGGTACAGCAGCGGTCTTGAAAACCGCCATTCCGAAAGGATATCTGAGTTCAAGTCTCAGGCACAGCGTTTTTTTATGCTGGTGTCGCATAGTGGTTAATTGCGGTAGATTTGTAATCTACTCCGAAAGGTACGTGAGTTCGAATCTCACCATCAGCTTGATTTATAATATTCTTCTTTAGCTCAGTAGGTAGAGCATTCGGCTGTTAACCGAAGTGTCGTTGGTTCAAGTCCAACAAGAAGAGTTCATGGGGTGTTAGCTCAGTTGGGAGAGCGCCTGCCTTGCACGCAGGAGGTCAAGGGTTCGACCCCCTTATGCTCCATTTTATGCGGGATAGAGCAGTCTGGTAGCTCGCTAGCCTCATAAGCTAGAGGTCGGTGGTTCAAATCCACCTCTCCGCAATGATAATAAAAAATGAATGAAATAAAAGGTGAAAAGTATGAATGAATTAAAAAAGTTAGAACATGAAAGTGAAGAGCAATATCTTTGGAAAGTTGGTCAGCTTATTGATTCTAAAAGGGTAGAAAGCTGGGCTTCTGTTAATGATATTGTAAATAAGCAGCTTGGGATTGATGAAGAAAAATGGCGAGATGAAAGTTCGTTTAGAAAGCGTTATCAAGCTGCTAAAAAATTTTATGAAAATTGTTTTTCGAAAATGGAATCAAAAGAATATTCTGATAAATTAGAAAAACAATGTAGAGAATTAGAAAAACAACGTCAAAAATTGTATGCTACAAAAACAGAATATACTAGACAAGTTAGACAGCAAAGTAGATTTGAATTATTTTATGAAAATATTGCAAACGAATTAGAAAAAATTGAAGTTCCAGAATTTATTGGATTTGATTATTCATATGGCGATAATCAATATATTTTAACGATTGCAGATATACATGCTGGTGCTAATTTTATAACAGAAACAAATGAATATTCTTTTGAAGAAATTAATAAAAGATTTAATAAATTATATAATGATGTTGTTGCATTTATTGATAAAAATAAGTTAAGTTATTTAAAGGTGTTGTGTCTTGGTGATGATATTCAAGGTATTTTAAGATTAAGTGATTTACAGATTAATGAATCATCAGTTGTTAAAGCAACTGTATTCGTATCTAAAGCAATTGCATCTTTCTTAAATTCATTGTCTCAATATTGTTATATTGATTATTACCATTGTCCTACATCAAATCATTCTCAGATTAGACCACTTGGAACAAAAGCAAGTGAAATTGCTTCTGAGGATGTAGAATACATAATTTGTAATTATATTAAAGATGTGCTTGTTGATAATGATAGAATTCATGTGCATACTAATTTTGGATATGAATATATTGAAATTCCAATTTTTAATTTTAATACAATAGCTATGCATGGTCATACTATTAAAAACATTGATACTTCTTTAAAAGATTTAACTTATCATAGAAAGAAATTTTATACTACTATGTTTTTAGCACATTATCATGCTGCTAAAACTGGTGTTGTAGGAGAAATGTCTGATACAGATTGTGAGGTTATTGTATGTCCTAGTTTTGTTGGAAGTTGTCCTTATAGTGACAAATTATTAAAAGGCGCAAAACCATCTTGTTATATTTTAGGATATGATGAGAAATACGGTCATACAGAAACTTACAAGATTTTTTTAAACAATTAAGGTTATATTGATAAAATGAAACAGTGTCAACATTCCATTAGTAAAGGTGGTGTTGCCAATGGCTAAAGAAAAGACAATAAAAGAAAAATATGAATGTATTTTATGTGGTAAGTCATATGTAAATACAAATTATTATAGCTCTAATAGTATATTTTATAGCAAAACTGGTAAACTACCATTTTGCAAACAATGTATGGAGAGATTATATCAACAATATTATAATAAATATATGGAAGACGGATATTCGTTTCCAGAGAAAAAAGCTGTTAAAAGATTATGTATGGCTTTTGACATCTATTATAAAGAAGATGTATTTAATTCCGCTCTTAGGAATTATAAAGAAAGCGATGTAACAAAATCTCCAATGACTCAATATATGAGAATGATACAGCTTACTCAATATAATCGTAATAATGAAACATATGAAGATACTTTAAGAAAAGAAGAGTTGTTGAATGTTCCAACTATAAGTGCTCCAGTCGAATCTAATAATGATGATTTTGAAGTGGATGAAAAAACAATTATGTTTTTTGGTGCTGGATTTACGCCAGAGGATTATATATTCTTGAAAAGAGAATATGAAGATTGGACTGCCAGACATGAATGTCAAACAAAAGCTCAAGAAGAAGTATTTAAGGATATATGTTTTAACAGATTACAAAACTTAAAAGCATTACGAAAAGGCGAAGAAACAAAAGATATTACAGCTGCATTCCAGAAGCTAATGGATTCTGGTAAATTGCAACCAAAGCAGAACAAAGGTGACGCTATGGCTGATAATCAAACTTTTGGTACGCTTATTGATAAATGGGAGAATACTCGTCCTCTTCCAGAAATTGATGAAGAATTGAAAGATGTAGATAAAATAGGTAATTACATCGATATATTCTTTAAGGGTCATTTAGCAAAAATGATGGGCTTAAAAAATGGTTTATCAAATTTATATACAGAATTTATGAAAAAGTATACAGTTGAAAAGCCAGAATATAGTGACGAGGAAAATAGTGAAGTTTTATTTGATGCTATATTTGGAAATCCAGCTTCTAATTTAGATGATGATTAGGGGGTGGTTTTATGAATATGCAACAAAAAAAATCTGAAAGACAACTTGCAAATGAAAAATCAGAAAGAATAATGAATGGTGTTGCATATTGGTAGCTTGAGCATCTTTTTATCGTTATAATCCGCATAGATTTGTAAAAGATTATTTAAATATAAATCTAAGATTATTTCAAAAGATATTATTGTATGCAATGATGCACAATCATTATTTTATGTATATTGCTGCTCGTGGGCAGGGTAAAACCTACCTTACAGCTTTATTTTGTGTTGTTAGATGTATTTTATTTCCTAAAACAAAAATATGTGTAGCATCTGCAACACGTTCTCAGGCAAACGAAGTTCTTTTAAAAATAACAGAAGACTTCATGAAGACCCATGAGTGGGGGTCTGAAAACTTAAAGCGTGAAATTACATACGCTTCTGTAGGTATAAATAAAGCAGTTATTGAATTTGCTAATGGTTCATGGATAAAAGTTGTTACAGCATCTGACTCTGGTCGTGGTGCTAGATGTAATATTCTGTTGGTTGATGAGTTCCGTATGGTTGATTTGGATACTATCAATACAGTATTAAGACGATTCTTAACAGCTCCTAGAGAACCAAACTATTTACATAATCCAAAATACAAACACTTAAAAGAACGAAATAAAGAATTGTATATGAGTTCTGCATGGTACAAATCACACTGGTCTTTTGATAAGGCTAAGGCGTATGTAGTAAACTTATTAGATGATACAAAGAAATATTTCATATGTGGTCTTCCATATCAGATATCTATTAAAGAGGGTCTTTTGTTTAGAGAGCAGATTGAGGATGAAATGTCTGAAGCTGACTTTGACCCATTAAAATTCTCTATGGAAATGGATTGTTTATGGTTTGGAGATACAGAGGGTGCTTTCTTCACATTTGATGATGTGTCTGGAAGAAGAATGCTAAAGAATGCTGTTTATCCAACTTCTTTGGCTGGAAGCAGCAGAAATTTAAAAATACCAGAACTTGTTACAAATGAACGTAGAATTTTATCTGTGGATATTGCTTTGATGGCTTCTAAAAAACAGAACAATGACGCAAGTGCTATTATAATTAATAGTGCTATTCCAACTAATAATAATAATTATACATCTAATGTTATATATATGGAAAATCATGAAGGATTAACTACTGATGAATTAGCTTTGGTAGTGCGTAGATTATATGATATGTATAAATGTACTGATTTAGTTGTCGATACAAATGGTGTTGGACTTTCTGTTTTTGACATGTTGATTCAAGACATAGTTGACCCCACTACTGGCGAGTTATATCCAGCTCTTTCCTGCTGTAATGATAAGGCTATGGCTGAAAGATGCAAGGTGTATAATGCTCCAAAGGTAATATGGTCAATCAAGGCAAGTGCTTCATTTAATACCGAAATATGTACGCTTCTTCGTAGTGGATTCCAGAATGGTAAAATTAATTTACTTATTTCAGAATTTGAAGCGGAAGAATTTTTAAAAGATAAGATTAAAGGTTATAGCAAAATGCCAGCTTATGAACAATTGCAATATAAGTTACCATATATACAGACAACTTTGCTTATATATGAGCTTATAAATCTTGAATATGAGATTAGAGGCACAAATGTTAAGATAACAGAAAAAGCTGGTATGCGAAAGGATAGATACTCTTCTCTCGCATATAATTATTGGGTTCAGTGTCAACTTGAACGAGAAATGTTAAAAAATCAAAAGATTGGTTTTGATGCTTATGATTATGCGTCAAAATTAAGAAAATTAAATCATAGACCGATAACATACTAATTCTAAAGGAGGTGAGATATCACTTTGAGTAAAACAAAAGATATTATTGTTTATAATGAAGCAAATTATAAGGACGACAAAGATAAATTTGAAAAGTCAATGCAGTCTGGAAAACTTGATTTAGCTGTGTTTCACAGATTAATGACACATGACCTTTGTGTGCACACTAGCATTATTGATAATGGTTGTATTGGAGATGTTAGTTTAAAAGATGTAGAACTTGCATTGAAATATCCAAAAAAGGGTTGGAAAATTCTTCTTAAAGCATCATCAGAACTCATGAGAGTCTCACCGCATTACTTTAGAATGAACAATCTATATTCTAATATGGCTTTATTTTGTTGGGGAATAGATTTATATGATGTAAAAGAAAACGCTAATGTTAAAAAAGTAAAAAAAGATTATTCAACTTTGTCAGCTAAATTAGAAAATATGAATTTAAAGCATGAATATTCTAAAATAATGAAGGTTATACCTTATCAAGATATTTATTGTGGACTAGTGTTTGAAAATCAAAATGATTTCTTCTTTCAACAAATAGATTATAAAATTTGCGAATTATACAAAATTCAAGATGGCTTATTTAATTTTAGAATTGATTTAAGTCAGATAAAAGCTCAGAATTTAGACGCATATCCAACATATGTAAAGCAGGCATATCTTGATTATATTGAAGCGGTTAAGGCTAATAAGGCTGTATCTCAATGGTATGAGCCGCCAGCAGATAAACAAATTTGTTTAAAAATGAATAGTCAGTGGACATTCCCTTATCCGTTATTAATTGGGTTAATCAAAGATGTTTTAGATTTAGATATTTATAAAAAATTAAAATTACAGTCGGCAAGAACTGATAACTATAAGGCTATTGCGGTTGAAGTTCCTATTGATGAAACTACAGTTGATAAGCCGCTTCTTACTCCAGATACTCTTGGTATTTTTGCAGATATCAATAGAGAAAGTATGACGGATGATATTGGTCTTCTTCATACTCTGGGCTCTAGCGCTACGCCTATTAGTTTTAAAGATTCAACAAATACAAGAAACAATGTTTCTGATGCAATAGATGAACTTTATAATTCAAGTGGTATTACAAAAGAACTTTATAATGGTTCTTCTAGTGCTACTGCTCTTGGGTATTCAGTAGAAAATGATTCTGGGTTTATCTATGGCTTATATAGACAATTTGAACGTTGGACTAATCGCTTTATAAAGATTAGAAAGTATAATAAACCAGCTTTCAAATTCTACTTTTATCTTTTAGATGTTACCATTTTTAATCGTGATAATATTTCTAATAGATATAAAGACGCGATTTCTTTAGGGGCTACTGTTATAGATAAATGGATGGCTTCTTTAGATATGACTCCATCTCGTATGTTGGGGTCATTTGTATTACATAAAGACGTTTTTGATTTTCAAAATAATTTTATACCACTTCAGTCTTCATTTAATAGTAATGCAGAAAATGCAACAGAAGATAAATCTGGAAGACCTACTAATGAAAGCAAAGGTAAGAAACTAGATGAAAGTGGAGAAAAAACCAAAGATTTAGATTCAAATAAAGACAGATAAGGAGGATTGTTATGGCAGAATCAAAAATTAAAAAATCTGCATTATCCTTTCCTGTCACATTTGAAAAAACTGAGGAAATTGAAAGTGCAGATTGTAGATTTACAAAAGTAAAGATTTGGTTAATGCACCTTGGAGAAAACTTTAATGGCAGTGTTTTTGAAAAGGATGTTGTAGACAAGGCTATCCCTACTCTTGGATATATACCAATTGTTGCCTTTTTAGAACAAAATAAAACTGGAGAAAAGGATTGTTCTAATCACAGATATGTCATTACAAAAGATGACAAAGGTGTTAGAAGAAAATATGTAGGAAATGCATATGGCGTAATTACATCTTCAGAAGATAATAATGCTCATTATGAGGAGCGCTTGTGCGATGATGGGGAAACTCGTACATTTTTAGTTGTTGACGGTTTGGTTTGGAATATGTTTGAAGACAGTTCTGAAATAATGAACCGTGATTTAATTAAGAGTCAGTCAATGGAGTTATACGATGATGGTTCTTGTATTGACGGATATGAAGATGAAAATGGTCTTTTCCATTTTACAGATTTTTCATTTAGAGCCGCTTGTATTTTGGGTGATGATTACGACCCAGCAATGATTAACTCTACTATTGAGGTTCAGTTCGCTATGAGTGATTTTGTTAAGAGTATTCAGAGTGAACTTGACTATAAATTTACTACTTTCACCAAGATGGTGAATGAAAAAACTAATCAAGGAGGTATTAAAAATATGCCAAATACAGATTTTACTCAGACTGTATTGCAGCAGTTTGAAGATATTTCCACGATGGTAAAAGAATATGAAGCTATTGTAGATAGATGGGGAGATTCAAGACCTCGCTACTATGCAGTAGATATTCAGGAAAACGAAGTAATTGTAGTTGATAGAAAATCTGGATACAATTATTTTGGTATGGCATTTACCATGAATGGTGATAAGGCAGAAATTGACTTTGCCAGTGGAAAAAGAAAGAAACTTCGTTATGAAGATTATGTTGAGGGAACTGTAGCACCAGAAGGTGGATTTGATTTTGGAAATCACATTTCTGAAATTGAAGATGTTGCATTTGCTAAAGTAGAAGATGCAAATACAAAAGTTTCTGAAGCAGAAGAAAAAGCTTCTGAATTTGAAGCAAAAGTTTCTGAATTTGAAACAAAGGTTTCTGAATTTGAAGCTGCTAAAAATGAGATTGAAGAAAAATACAATCAGGTTAATGCAGAATTTGAAGAAATGAAGCCAAAATACGATGACTATGTTAAAGCTGAACAGGCTCGTGTTGAAGCAGAGTTAGATGCTCAGAAAGTTGCTGAATTTGCAAAATATGAAACTATTTTAACTGATGATGTTGAGTTCGAAGCTTTAAAAGAAAAGAAAGACGAAATGACAGTTAAAGAAATTGAAAGCGAATTAGCAATTATGTTTGCAAGAAAAACTCTTGCACAGACAAACTTTAGTAAAACTAAAGAAGACGGAATGATGACTGCTGGAATTATTGACGATTCTGGTAAAGACGGTTTCGTTGCAACAAAATATGGATATATTCCAGTAAGACGATAATAAAAATAAAATGAATATTTAGGAGGAAAACGACATGGCAGTACATGCAGTTTGTGAAACTACTAATCTTAGAGCTGTTCATTATGCAGAACGTATCTGGGACGCAGTAGCTGATATTGATATTGATAATGGTACAATTGGATACCTTGAAAACCCTTCTGATGAAGGAGTTATTCACACATTTAAAGCTGGTACAATGGAAGGTAAAGCTCCAGTTCTTGTTCACATGCCAGAATGGACAGAAGATACTACAAACAGACTTAATCAGAGAAAAGATAAATTCTTTAATCCAGCTAAAGTTCCTTTCAGAGCTTTCACACTTAAAGAAGGTGATGAATTTGCACTTTCTCCAGAAGGATTCGCTGGTGAACCAGTAGTTGGTAAATATGTTTCTGTTAATGCAGATGGTAAATTAGCAGTTGCAGATGCTCCAGTTGAAGGTGCAGTAATGGTTGGTAAAATTATGAGAAAACGTCAGATTGGTTCTACTCTTGTTACAAAAGTACGTGAATATGGTTATGCTCGTATGATGTACACAGTAAAAGTAGAATCTTTAGCTTAATTATTAGAAAAGGAGGAAAAATATAATGCCTAGAATGAATTTTAGTACAGACGAAATGAGAATTTTTGACCTCACTAATGATTTAGCTAGAGGTGACTTCTCTCTTCACGCAGAAGGTGAAAATGGTGAAAAATTAACAAAGAAAGACCTTGAAGACTACGCAAGAGAGACAATTAATAAAGATATTTTAAAAGGTTTAACTCTGTATCAGGCATACAGACGTAATAACACTGTTTTATTTGAAATCGTTGAAGAAATCGTAAACCTTACAATTTCTAATGATTTTCAGGATATCCCATTCATGGATAACTTCGTAGAATTTAAGAATCGTGCATTTGGTGATAGAACAGCTTGGTATTCTGAAGGTAAGTCATACTTATCTGTAGTTTCTTTTGCTGGAAATCACTGGGATACAAATCGTGAAGCACTTGATGCAGGTGCAGAATTCACACTTCCAAAGGAATGGGTATACATTCACTGTTATGATGAATTTGAAAGATTCTTACTTAACCTGTCTTCTCTTGAAAGATTAACAGATGTTATTTACAAATCTTTCAACAAATATATTAAAGAAAGATGCTACATGCAGTTCCAGAACGTAATGGATGTTGTTCCAGAAGAATTTGACGTTAAGGGTAACTCAGAAGAAGCTGTTGGTGGTCTTTGTGACTTACTTCAGGCTGCTGGCGGATACTCTAACCTTACAATTTGTGGTACAAGAGCTGCATTAAGAAAACTTGCTGGTATCGTTCCAGATAGATACTTTGCTGAATCAATGCGTGAAGCAAAGAACAACATGGGTCACATTGCTGAATGGGAAGGACATAAATTAATGGTTATCCCACAGGTTCTTAAACAGGGCACATTCGAACTTGCTCTTGACGAAAATACACTTTTCATCATGGGTGGAGATGTTAAACCTATTAAGCTTGAATTTGTTGGTGATACACGTACTCAGGAAGTTCGCGACCATAGAGTAAACAATGATATGACAATGGAACTTCAGGTTCAGACATGCTTCGGTATTGGTATGATGTTACCAGAAGTATTCGGACGCTTCCAGTTTGCGTAAGAAATAAAGTTATATAGTTTTTAAAAGAAAGGTGGTTTTTAGTTATGGCAAAAGCTAGTACTAAAACTGTTACAGATGAAACAATGGAAACAGTTAATAATGTTCCAGAAGTAGATTCTGAAGCAACAGAAAAAGTGAATGAAAATAAAAATAAAAGTACAAAAAAATCAATTAATAAAGAACCGTTAAAAGATTCTGATGAAATTAACGTTGTATCTCTTATTCCTAATGTTAGTTATAAGGATAATAAGACTCTTGATATGTACGAATGGGATGAGGTTGGTCATGTTGAACCAATGACTTTTGAAACACTTAAAAATATGTGGAGAAATAACAAAGGGTATTTTAAACATATGTGGCTAAAGCCAGAAGATGAAAGAGTTATTAATAAGTTTGGTTTAACTAAAACTTTTGAAAAGTACGAATATTTGATGGATGCTTCTAATTATACTAAAGACAACATTAAAGAAATTTGCGAAGCAATTTCAGATACACCAAATGGATTAAAAATTTCTATTTGTGGAAAAGTTAAAAATATGGTTATTAGCGGTGAACTTTCAAATGTTTCTGTTATTAGAGCATTAGAAAACCATTTAAAAATTGAATTAATTGATTTTCTTTAAAATATGGTGTGAGAGGTAGGTAGAATATGACTACTTCATATGAAAGACTTTATGAAAATCTTTTATCGAAATTTCGTAGTTATGAAATACCTCTCATGACTGTGGAAGAAGTAAAAGATTTGTTATATGACTTCCTTGCTCCAGCTATTTCAAGATTCCATGTTTGTCGAAAAGATTTAAAAGACAGAGATGATATTATACAGAGATTCAATGTTGAATTATCTGATATAGAAATTGAAATTCTTAGTAATTATATGCTTATAGAATATATAGATTCTGAGTATATAAGAACTCCGTCTCTTTTAAAGGTTCAGTTACCATCAAGTGATTTTAAGGCGTATTCGCCTGCGAACTTTCTTGATAAGTTAATGGCTATGCATAAAACTTATGTAACCGAGAATGAAACACTATTGTCTCGCTATTCGTGGATGAGTGTAAAAGGGTCTGGAATTAAACTTGGAGCTGGATATAAAAAATCAACATTTTAAAAATAAAAAAATATGAAAGGTGGTGGGTTGATTGCGGTGTTTAGATAAGTTCAATAAGAAAATGAGCTATAGTGGTGGGTCTATTAGAAAAGAAGGTATTATTAGTACCAGAGAATTATTAAAAGAAACATTTGCAGATGACCCATCATATACGTTAGGCGTTTATTTTTGGAGACTTGGATTGAAAGAATATGAGAATGAATCTCCTATTGAAATACGCTTGTATGGCAGAGCGTTTTCAGCTGCAAATGGTGTTACCGTTAAGTTTCAAACACCTTATGATACACCAGTTGTTGTTGGGGATATTATTTATAATGCAAAAGAAGACCAGTATTTAATTTGTACAGAGGCGTTTAATATTGATGATATTCATTTCAAAGGAAAGTTTACTTTGTGTAATTGGATATTAAAATGGCAGAATAAGAATGGTAAAATCTTAGAATACCCTTGTTATGATATAAATGCTACTCAGTATAACTCTGGTGAGCAATCTAATTCACATTTTACAGTTGATTCATCACAGCATATGATTACATTGCCAAGTGATGAGAATACAATTGAATTATGTAGTCCACAAAGATTTTATCTTGATAAGGCTACTAACAATCCATCGACTTATATTGTAACTCAAAATGATACAACAAGTCATAATTATGGTAAAAAAGGATTGGTTAAGCTTACCGTTTTTGCACATCCAAGTAATCCAGAAACGGACAATCCAAAATTGGGTATTTGTGATTATATTGATATGAGCGCTGGTAGTACTCATGCTGGAACTACTGTTGAAAAATGCCCTGTAAATGAACAATCTTGTCGTATTTCTAGAGCGGTCATTGAATATGATACAAATATTATTAAATCTGGCGGAGATTCTAAAGTGTTTATTGGTAAATTCTATGATGATAAAGGTAAAGAAATTAAAGGCGTAGTACCTAGCTGGACTATAGTTAGTGATTTTGATGATAACGATGCCTTTAGAGAAAAATTACAGCTTAAGGAGTTCAATGATAACTGTTTAAGTATTGGGATAGATGACGACTTATACATTGATGAAGATTTTAAATTAGTTTGTTCTTCTGAAGATGATAATAGCGGAATTATTTCTTCTACTTTAGTTATTGAAATTGAATCATTATTATAATGGCTAATAGCTCTATTGTAAGAAAAGCAAAAAATAAAATTATTAAAGAATTTATCAAAGACAAAGAAATTGTAGCTGCCATTGACAGCAAAGATATAAAACCTAATGAACCAGAAAAATTAATTGGTACTCATATTTTTAATTATAACCAAAACCCACATACTTTAAACAAAGTAGGAACATTTATAACAGTACAAGTTCATATACCAGAAAATTTCTATAGTGATTATCGTGGTAATTCTATTATTCACGTAAAACCAATGATAGAAATATGGATAATATCTCATGAAAAACACATGGTCGTAGATAATGTGCCAAAGGTTACGCAAAATCGAAATGATTATTTATCAGAGTTAATTGATAATAAAATTAATGGTAAAAGCGGTTTTGGCATTGGAGATGTTAGATTAGCAAGTAATATTGAGGGAGCTTCTCAGTCAGATTACTTATACAGAAAGCTAACTTTTAAATGCTTGGATTTGAATTGGTCTTTATGCGAAGACGATGACGATTAGTGTGAATATAAGTGGGGTAATATGAAATGTTTGAGATAGATGATTTGAAGATATACAGGGGTGCAGATATTCACATTACTGATAAAATAATTGTTACGCAGCCTACGATTGACCAAATCATTGAATTTGGCGAAAGAAAATATTTTCAAACAGTACACACCCTAACTGGCGTAGGAGCTGATTTTAAATGGCAATTATGGGATTATTTTGATATTGATTATACTACTATTGATGATTTTGAATTATTTAAAAAAATGATTTATCATAGTTTGTCTAGTAGAAAAAAAATATATTATGAATTAAAAAATAATCCAGAACAGTATGAAGAATATATAGAAAAAATGAATGATGAAGATTTGGATGACTTATTGGTCAATCCACTTTCTCTCATTATAAAAGATATAGATTTTGCTGATTTCGAAGAATATGAATCAGATAAAAATCATGAAACTATTTTATACGACAAAGAACATGATATTACAATTGACAGATATGTATATGCAAGAATAGTTGACGCTGTTAGAAAAATCCACGGTTTAAAAAGGAATAATCAGATTCCAGCAAATGAAAGAACCAAGATGGATTTAATTGAAGATGCTAGAGATGATGCATTGCGTGATTCTCAAAAGCCATATAAGAGTTTATTAAAACCTCTTATTTCTGCTTTGGCTGTAAAAACTGGTCAACTAGGGAGCGATTCTATTTGGAATACAAAGATAAATATGTTCTTTGATAGTATAAAAAGAATTAATAAAATCCAAGACGCAGAATTGTTATTACAAGGTGCTTATTCTGGATTTGCCAGCCTTAAAGATGTTGATAAAGATAGACTTGATTGGGCTGGAGATATTTAAAATATAATTATTTTATGGAGGAAATTATTATGGCATTCAATAAGAACGAATTAATTCTTGATAAAGTTCGTAGCTTAACTGCTCACGACCTTGAATCAGATAAAATGCTTTTAAGACTTACATCTCTTGAAGATTCTAGTCTTAACACAACTGCTGAAGGTGAAGAAATTGTTGACTCTATCGGTGCTCTTATCACAACACTGTATCGTGCTAAGAAAGCAACATTTTCTGCAAGCAACTCTTTAATTTCTCTTGACCTTGCTGCTGCTCAGTATGGTACAAAGAAACAGGTTGCAGATGGAACAACAAAAGTTCTTGACTGTGCTTATGAAACAATTAAAATCGAAGATGGTGCTACAAGTGTAAAACTTAAACATGAACCTATCGTGGAAAGTATTAAATGGATTTACATCATCGAAAACAACGAAGTTGGTGAAGCTTTCGAAGTTGGAGCTGCTGCTTCTGAAAAGATGGCTGTTGTTGCTGATGACGGAACAATTACACTTCCTACAAGTGTAACAAAAGGTAAAGTTTACGTTGAATACGATTTCGAAAACGAAAACGCTGTTCAGATTGTAAACAAAGCTAGCGAATTCCCAGAAGCTGTTAAAGTTATTATCTATGCATACTTCAGAGATGTATGTAACGAAAATAAAGTATATTCTGGTAAAATCATTTGTCCAAAGGCAAAATTAAATCCAGAATCTGTAGAACTTTCTCTGACTTCTACTGGTAAACATCCATTTGAATTCGTTGTTAACCGTGACTACTGTGCAGAAGAAGGCGAAGACGAATTATTCAGAATTATCGTATCTGAATAATCTAACTTTTAACTAATAAATTTATATGAGTAGGGGTTTATCCCCTACTCTATTATTTATATGGAGGTGGTACAGATGGCAGAAAAAAATAATGCAACATGCAGTATATGCGGAAAAGATTACTACATGTGTATGTCATGTAAAGATTCCATTGAGCTTCATCCGTTTAAAAGATTTACTGATACTTCAGAGCATTATAAAGTATTTCAGGTAGTACGTGGATTTTCGACTGGTGTATATTCCAAAGACGAAGCCAAAGAAAAATTTAAAAATATAGATTTAAGCGATTTAGAAAGTTTCAGACCACACATCAAAAATATTATAAAAGATATTTTAAGAGAAGAAAAACCAGTTATTGAAAAGGTTTATTCTCGTAAAAAAAATAAAGTAGATGAAGTTAAAGTGGATGAAAAAATAGATAGCGATTGCGAAAGCGAAAGCGAAATTGTTGAGTGTGAATAATATTGTGTAGATTAATAGAAAGGAAATATTTGTTCACAATCTGTAACAGTATTTCCTTTTTTTTACTGTGTACAATATTTAGTAAAAATATGGAAATACGTAGAAAATGAATGAAAGAAAAGGTAAAAATTATGAGAGAAATAAGTGATGTAACTGGTATAACTTATGAGCTTGAAGATGTTGTGTTCTTTAGAAATTTATATCAATCAAGTTTTTATATTGACCATAATGCTACTATTGTAGATGTTTTTACGGATAGTAATGGCAAGCTTGTGTTTGTTTTTTATCGTGACCAACATGAAAATTTAATAAAGTTATGGCTTGATAATAAAAAGGAAAGCAATAAAGATGAGTAAAAATGAAGGAAAAATCTTTGAAGAAGATATAAAAAATAGCGTTCCAGATTATGCAAAATTATTAAGATTGCCAGACCCCCCACACTCTTTTACTCAAAGAAGCGATACAAAGTTTTCTAAGAAGAATCCGTATGATTTTGAATGCTTTGATTCCAAAAGAAGAACTTTGTATTGTTGGGAGTTAAAATCAACGGCTCAAAAATATATGGGGTTTCAAATGAGCAAGGATGACGACAGAGAAGTTTTGATTAAATGGCATCAAATAGATGGACTAACAAAGGCTTCTGAATATCCAAACGTAATTGCTGGTTTTCTTTTAAATTATAGATTGGATAATGGCGAGCAACTTTTATATTTTTTAGATATTAAAGATTTTAATAAAATGAAAAAATCAATTAGCAAAAAATCATTTAATATAATGGATGCCGTTTTATACGGTGCTATTAGAATAAATGGTAACAAAAAAAGAACAAGATGGAATTGGGATTTAGATAATTTTCTAAATCTTAACTTAAATTAACAAATTATGAGAGGGTAATAAAGGTGATGAATATGTTAAATAAAAATGGTGTTTTTACTTATAAAGATGATTCTTATGATTTTAATTTTAAAACTTCTTTATCAGCAATGGAAAAATTGTCTTTTGTCAGAAATGTAGTTGACACAATTGTAGATGATAAAAGTTATGATGTTGTAATTAGAGATTTGGTTTTTGATTTTAATATTATTGCATTTTTTACAAATATAGATACATCATTTATCGAAATGAAAGACGAAGATGGTAATGATATTAATCATATTCTTCTTATTGAACATTTCTTAAATGAGTCTAATGTTGTTGATATTGTAAAGGCAAATATGGAAGACGGAGTAATCGAAGAACTTACAAATGCAATTGATTTAAATGTTCAGTATCTTACTGGAATTTGTTTAAATTCAGTTAACAATTCATTGGCAAAATTACTTTCAACATTAGAAAAAAAATTTAATGGTGTTGATTTAGACAGTATGATGCCTATGGTTCAGAAGTTTGCAAGTATGACTGATGATTTTACAGTAGACAACATTGTTAGCGCTTATATGAATAGCGACATTCACAAAAGTAATATTGTTGAAATTGAAAAAGCAAAAGCGTCAAAAGAAGAAAAAGTAGAAGTATCAGAATCTAAAAAGTCAACAAAGAAAAAAGAAGATAAAACAAAAAGCGAATAAAAATTCGTAGGTGATATATATGATTATTAAAAACAATGCCCAGCTAACAAAAGCTATAATGTCAAAATGTGTTGACGCTGTGAATAGTGCGGAATTAAAAATTTATGGTGATTTTTTTGACATGGTTCACCATTTCTACACAGAGTTTTCTCCAGATGAGTATATAAGAACATATGCATTATACACATCATTGGATTCCACTGGTGCAAAAGTAAACGGAGATTCTGTGAGTGCAAAAGTATATTTTAATACGCCAAGTTATCAACAAGGCATGATGGAATTACAACATACTCCAGAGCATGGAATGTATGGTTGGGCTAGTCATAGTGGAGAAGAGGTTCTTGACACTGCGATGACTAGTAAAAAATCACATGGTGGTCATATTAGTGGTACTCCTATTTGGACTACCACTATGAAAAAGCTTGGTGGGAAAGCTGGAATAAAAGATTTGTTAAAACAAGAATTAAAAAGTCAAGGTCTTTAATCTAATAAGAAAGGAGGATGATTTATGGCAAAGGGAAGAAAAACGTTTAGAAAAGTTATCACTTCTGACGAGTTAATATCACAAATTAACCCAGAGAACGTTAAGTTAATGGAAAGATTTTTAAAAAATTTTGCCACTAAGCGTTCTCCTAAATCTGTTACTGTATATAGAAGTAATTTAAATATATTTTTTGTATGGAATTTATTGGAAAATTCTAATAAGCCATTTGCAAAAATCAGAAAATTAGAAATGTTAGATTTCTTTGATTATGCGCTAAGTGAGTTGCGTTGGTCTCCAAATAGATTTCACCAATGCCACTCTTCTTTATCAAGTTTCTCAGATTGGATTGAGAATTATTATGATGAAGTTGATGGATATGAAAATTTCCGAAACATTGTAAAGAAAATTGAAAAACCATCAAAAGAGGCGGTTAGAGAAAAAACAGTTTTAAAAGAAGATGATATTGATAAAATATTTATTGTATTAGAAGAAGAGAAACGTATACAGGAGCAATGTTTATTGGCACTGGCTATTTCTTGTGGTGCTAGAGTTTCTGAATTAGCTCAGTTTACTACGTCCCTTATCGATGAAAACAATACTGTTTTTGAGGGATTATTTTTAGAAACTACGGAAAAAATTAGAACAAAAGGTTCTGGAGTTATGGGAAAGATGTTAAAAAAATATATATTAAAAGATATGTTTTTACCATATTACCATAAATGGCTAAAAGAAAGAGAAAAAATTCTTAAAGATAATAATCAAGAACATGATTTTATTTTTATAACAAAAGATGGAAATCCAGCCAATGCAGATAGACTAAGAGATTGGATTGGCACTTGGGGCGACATTGTTGACCAACCATCATATCCACATATGTATCGTCACTATCAAATTAGTCTTTTGAAAAGATTGGAGATTGATGACGATTTAATTGTATATTTAACTGGTTGGGCTGAGGGAAGCGGTCATACAATGATTTCTATTTATAATGATAATGAATTAAGAGATACGCAATTTGCATGTCTTAACAACTTAAAAGATTTCTTAAAAGAAAAATAAAGTAATATTTTAGTAGGCTAGGGTTTAAAATTGGAGTTTTATTGCCAGTTTTATCTAGCCTACTTTTTAAATTAGAAAATTATTGCACCTTTTAAGGTGCGTTTTATATGCACCTGAAAGGAGTGTGAATATATATGGCTGATTATACAATCGAGCTGGGTGTCAAGTTGAATACCAATGAAGTTGACACTAAAATTAAAAGTTATAATAATAAAACAATTAAATTAAAAGCAGATTTTGACCCTAGTGATATCACTACAAAATTGAATTCATATAATCCAAAGCCAATTGTTGTTAAATCTACTCTTAACACAGACGGTATAACTGCTAAAATTAAAGCTTATGACCCACGTAAAATGATTCATCTCAAATCTAAATTGAGCATGGAGAATGTTGAGACAGCTATAAGCAATTATAATAATAGCAAGCCAATTAAGCTTAGTGCAGAATTATATCAAGGAGCGCTTAATAAGGCTGTACAAGCTCAGGCTGGAACTGTGTCAGAGATAATTACAGTTAAGGCTAAATTAGATGATAATGCTATTAATAAAGCAATTTCCACTTTTTCATCTGGAAATTCTGCAATTCCAATCAGAGTAGACCCAGATTTTAGCAATGTTAATTTTGATAAAGTCGAGGAGCTTTTAAAGGGGTATGAGGCTAGAACGCCAATAAAAGCCAATGTTCAGATAAATAAAACTGGAATTAACAATGCAATAAGTGAATTTAATACTGAGCTTAAAGGCGATAGAAATAGAGATATTTTGTTACAAGTTAAAATAACTGATGCTGCTATTTCTAGTGCATTATCTAAATACAATCAAAGTAATAGTGCTTCTAGCAAAACAGGAATTCCAATTGATTTAACTATAAAACCAAATTCGGACTTTGACGCTAGGTTAAAAGCAAAAATAGCAGAATATGAAAAAGTTCCTGTTTCAATTCCAGCACAGTTAATGCCATCATATAGCAAAGGCAAAGGTTTTACATCTGAACTTCAGAAAGTTCCTATTCCTATTGATGTAACATTACAAAATCCAAAGGCTCTTAATGAGGCTATAAAAGCGCAAACTGGAAAAGTAGTTCCAGTTAAAGCGGAACTAATACCAACTGCAAATTTTGATGCTAAGATAACCAAGAAAACAATTCCAATTTATGGTGAATTAGACCCAAAAAATATCAATGCTACAATAGACGCATTTAAACCAACATCTAAAATAAAAGTTGGTGTTAAATTAGATTCCATAGATGTAAATGATGAGGTAAGAAAATTACCAAAATCTACTGAGAAGATTGAAGTTGGCGCAAAATTATCTCCAACAAGTATTAATCAGGCTATATCTACCGCAAAGCCAACAAGTTTACTTAGAGTAAATATTGATATACAAGAGGCTGATGTTAATGCTCAAATAAGCGCAATACAGCCTACTGCCAAAATAAAAGTTTTATTGGATTTTGGCAATGCTAGTGCAACTGATAAATCTGGTGTGGCTGGTATACAAAATACTCAGTCCCCAGTAATGATGAAGGTAAAATTAGACCGTGAAGATATTAATGGTCAAATTAGGGATTTTAAAACAACTTCAAAAATAAAAGTTGGAATTAAAGCTGATTTTGCTAGTCATTCTGGTGGTCAGACTGGTATTCCACAGCAGATTAAAAATTATAAAACTAATACTAAAATTAGAGTTGGTATTAAGTTACAAACAGACGATATTAATGCTCAGATAGAGGCAATACATCCAACTTCTAAGATTAGAGCATCTATAGATATAAATAATAGTTTAAATAAAAACGATACTAATGCTGCTAAAGTAAAAGTTCAATTAGACAAAGCTGATATTAATAATCAGATTCAAACATTTACTAGAGAATCAAAGCAAAAAATGAAATTAAATTTACAGTTTTTTGCGGCAAAGGGAAGTGGCAATAATAGTGTAACGAAACAAATAAAAAGTGCTATTGACCAATCAGTAGGTTCAAATAAAAAGATTCCTATTAATATTGAACTTGAGCAAGGTAGCGTACAGAGAGTTCAAAGCCAAATTGATAATATTAGACAACAGATTACGCAACTTTCTAATATAAGAATTGATTTTGGTGGTGGAGGCAATAGTGGTGGTGGTCGTGGTGCTGCCGCACAAGCTAATGAAACAGCTGAAGCATTTAGATATTTAATGTCTATCATAAATGAAATCAACTCAAAAAGAGTGCAGTTAAATAAATTGACTGGTTCTGCTCAAGCATCGAATGAAATAAGAACTCTTACAGACCAAATAGATAGACTTGATATCGAATATAACAATTTAATAAATTCTCTTAGCGCTCGTGGAATACAGTTTACTGGAGAGCAGTGGAGTCAGCTTGAAACAGCTATGATAAGAGCTGGAAGACAAATAGATATTGTTCAAGCAAAAATGGCCGACAAAACTATTGCTCAAGGTCAAACACAATCATTTAGAGAGCTTTCGTCAATTCTTAAAGAGATAGACTCTTTAGAGAAAAATATTACAAATTTGAAATTGCAAGGCGGAAACTCAAATCAGATTGCACTGCTTGAGGGAGAATTAAGAACTTTACAGTCTACATATCAGCATCTTGTAACAACAATGAACACTCCTTTAACCGCTGCTCAGTGGGGTTCATTGTATACACAAATTGCAAAAACATCTGAAGATATCGATAGATTAAAAGCAAAATATGCTGACGCAAGGGCTGAGTTTTCAAAAGGCATTAAAGCGAATATTTCTAATGGTAAATTAGGCACTGAACTTAATGGTGTAATACAGAATTTTAACAGACTTGGCATTGCAAATAGACAAGTGTCTGACGATATTAGACAGTTGCAGGCGCTACTGAAAAATATGGACGCTAGTGATGATGTAGAATCTGTTTGTAGCGATTATGAGAGATTTCAACAATTATTACAAACTGTAAAATATGGCATAAAAGATTTGCAAATTCAAATGAATGAAGCGAATAGACCAGAAATGCTGGCTGCTTCAAAAGAGGCTGCGGTACAAAAATTAAATGGTTTATTCGAAAAAGGTTCTCAGGCTGCAAAAACATATGGCAACAGAGTAAAAGAACTCAGACGCGAACTCGACAGTGTTGGAAATACCGCTGGTGTTGATTTGGTTAATAAAAAAATTAACAACCTTGCAACAGAAATCAAAAACTCAGGTCTTCAAACAAAGACGCTTAGTACCGCGTTAAAAGACCAGTTTAGAAAATATTCTTCATACTTCTCTGTATATACCGTATTTATGTATACAGCTAGAGCCTTAAGAAGCATGTTTGAGCAAGTTAAATCTATTGATGCTGCAATGACAGAGCTCAAAAAAGTTACTGACGAAACTGCTTCATCATATGATAAGTTTTTAACAAATGCTGCTTCAAGAGCAAAAGAAATTGGTACAACAATTGACGGTCTTGTTAAATCAACAGCAGATTTTGCAAGACTTGGATATAACTTTGCAGACGCTCAGGGTCTTGCTGAAGTTGCAAATATTTATGCAGTAGTTGGTGATGAAATTGAGGGTGTTGAAGATGCTACTCAGAGCTTAATTTCTACAATGGCTGCATTTAAAGACCAGTCAAGCGAAATGAGCAATACAGAATTTGCAAATGAAATCATTGATAAATTTAATGAGATTGGTAATAAATTTGCAATTAGTTCTGGTGGTATTGGTGAAGCGATGAAGAGGTCGTCTTCTTCTCTTGATGCTGCAAACAACACAATTGACGAATCAATTGCGTTAATTACAGCTGCAAATACTGTAGTACAGAACCCAGATAAAGTTGGTAACGCATTTAAAACAATTTCAATGAGAATTCGTGGTGCAACAACTGAGCTTGAGGAAGCTGGCGAATCAACAGAGGGAATGGCTGAATCTACTGCTAAAATGCGTAAGGAAATTATGGCTCTCTCTGGCGTAGATATCATGATAAATGACGATACGTTCAAGTCTACATTTGATATCATGGATGAGCTTTCTAAAAAATGGGAAGATTTAACTGATATTCAGCAAGCTTCAATTATTGAACTTATGGCTGGTAAGCATCAGGGTAATGTATTTGCATCATTAATGCAAAACTTTGATATAGCAAGAGAAGCTCTTGATGTATCCATAAATTCTTCTGGCTCTGCTATGAAAGAACATGCAAAATGGAGCGAATCTATTGAAGCCAGATTATTAAAGATTAAAGCCGCATGGCAAAGCTTATCTCAAAGCTTTTTGCAGTCAGATTTCTTAAAAGGGTTGTTAAATACTGTTACATCTTTAGTTGACGGTTTAGACTTTCTTGTTGATAAATTTGGCACAATACCAACTCTTTTTATGGGTGGTGCTGTATTCAAAACATTGTTTAATAACAGTGGATTTTTTAAAACAATAAACACAGACCTTACTGGTATTATAAATAAGATTGGTGTTGCAAATAGAAGCATTGCAGAATTACAGCAATCTTTTTCTTCTGGTAAGGCAAATGGCGGAGGATTTTTTGGCGGAATATCTGCTGTTAAAAATTCCATGAGCAAAACCTTAACAGAAAAAGATATATCCAACATAAAGGCATATAATGACCAAATAGATAAGTGTGTTGGTTCTCAGACAGCATGGAATCGTACAATGCTAACATCTAGTAGGCATGCACAGAATTTGGTTGCAAATGCAAAGGGCGGTAAGGTTGCAGTTGACGGTTTAACTGCATCAACAAAATCTTCTAGACTAGCAACTATTGGATTAACTGCTGCTACAACTGCTTTAAATATTGCTCTTACAATGGGAATTAGCCTTTTAATAACTGGAGTTATTAAAGCGTTAGATAAGGCTATTACAACCAAGAAAGAACTTGCTGAACAAGTTACAGAAGTTACAGAAAAGTTTAAAGAACAACACGAACAGCTTAAGAAACTTAAAGGCGATTATGATACTTCTGATGAAAAATCAATGGCTTCTAGATATGAAAAGTTATCTAAAGGCGTTGATGACCTTGGTAGAAATATATCTTTAACTGCGGACGAATATTCTGAATATCAAGATATTTTAAATAAAATTGCAGAGCAAATTCCTAGTCTTGTATCTGGATATGATGAACAAGGAAATGCAATGATTTCTTGCAAAGGAAATGTAGATGATTTAATAGAAGCATATGAAAATCTGATACATCTTCAAAATCAGGAAGTTTTAACTAGTGCTGGTGACATAGGAAAAGATTTTAATAACTCTGCTAAAGAAGCTAAAGGCAATGATTTATGGGGTTCATTTAGAAAAGGAATGACAAATATGTCTAGCTGGCAGCAGTGGCTTGCCAATGCATTAAATCCTTCATTTGGAGTCTATAAAGCTGTTGATTATATTGCCGACTGGACTGTTGGAAATGATATGACCATTGGCACTGCAAGTGCTCTTAGAGAATTATTAAATACTGATAGAGAAGAAGTTGCTGACGTAATATCAAATTATGACGAACAGACGTTGCAAGAAATTCAAACGGCATTAAAAGATGCCGATATTGACGTTGGATTTTTAGGGAATAATACAGCGGAAGCATTGGCAGAAGCGATTGAAAATGAACCAGCGAAAATAAAAGGAATAATAGATAATTTTTATGGTGATTTACAAGATACCATCGACCCACAAAAATCAGTAGCATTAGCAAAATTAAGTGAAGCATTTGATGTTAGAAGTTCTCTAAGTGGAGTGAACTACGATAATATTAGCGAAGAAATGAAGGCTATTGCCACACAAACAGTTAATAGTTTAGACTTTGATTTCTTTGCGGAGCTTTTAGATAAAGGTCAGACAATTGGGCAATGGACTGATACAATTCTTAATCAACTTAATTCTATTAGCGATGTTGATAACGCAAAATTATCTGCGAAATTTAGTTTGGAAACAGAATTTAACAATGGCGAAATTTCATATGGAGAATATGTTAATGGAATTAAAGATGCAGAAAATTTAATTTCTGGTCTTGATTTAGATGAAGAAGTTGTAAGTCAAATTAAGTTCAGTTTAAACACAGAAGAAGTCATAGGAAACTATGACGATATTGTAAAACGACTTAATGAAATAGAAGTTGCAAATCCAGAAGAATTTTTGAGCGATTTAACAGCAAGTGAATATTCTGTAATGGTTGACTTGGTAGCAGATGATTTTGATTTAAGTGGTTTTGACGCTCAGGCTCTTAGAGATTATATTAGAAACCTTGCAGATATTAAAGATGCAATGGCTTTCGAAACAGATATTAGCGTTGATACAACTGCGTTAGAAGCTTTAAATACCGCATTATCAGAATCTGCTTCTGCTATTGGTCTTACTGAGACATCAATAGACAGTTTGAAATCAAGATATGAAGACCTTGAGGGTTACGATATATCTACTTTATTTGAGAGAACTGCTAGTGGTATCAAAGTAAATAGAGATGAACTTGCTAGGTTAGAAGAAGAATATCAGAATTTAAAACAAGCAGATGTTCAAAAACATTTAGATACTCTTGTTGACGAATATAATAGACTCACAGCCGAGATTGACAACTGTTCAAATGCAGCTGAAAGAGCTAAACTTATGTCTGAGCGTGACGGATATGTGTCACAGATTCAGGAACTTGCCGAATACCAAGCTCAATTAGAGGGCGTTACTGGAGCATATAAAAAATGGATTGATGCTCAAAATGAACCAGAAGACCATGAGGGTTATGAAGCTGTTGCTTCTGGAAGAAAAGATGTAAAAGCTGAACTTGATAGAGGTATCATGAGCAAATCAACAAAAGCTTATATCGACCTCTTATCTGGCGAAGATTTATCTGGTAAAAGTATAGATGAGTATGCGGCAGCTTGGGAAAGACTTGGCGAAACAGTTGGCGAAACTGGATATACCGTTCATGATTTCTTTACAGTTAATGACGAGGGTAAAATTACAAGAACTGGTATTGATAGATTCTTCGAAAGCGTTAAAAGTGAATTCGAAGGAATTTATGATGAAGATACTGGATTGTACGATTTTAGCGAGGATAACCTAAAAGCAATTCAAGAAAAATGGGGTATGGGTATTGATGCTATTCAACTCATGCTTGAAGCAGCTTCATCTGCTGGTTATGAAGTTGACTGGGGTGGAATCTTTGATGATATTGAAATAGATTTTTCTGATTATGAAACATTAATCGCTCTTGCAGAATCAGCACAGCAGGCTTTTAATGACTTGGATATTGATGGGCTTGAAGATGTAGAGTTTAATTTTGAAACTTCGAATATTGAATCTGCAACATCTGAAATGAAAGAGGCTCAGAAGATTTATAATGACCTTATAGACCCAGATAAAGACGGAAATGTTAATCTTGAAGCGGAGGGCGCTGAGGAGATGAGGGTTGTACTTTCAACTCTTATATTCCAAAAGCAGCAACTTGAAGATTCAAATATATGTCTTAACATAGATACTTCTCAATTAGATGAATCACAGGCTGAAATTGGTGCTGCGATTAGTGCTGTTCAAAATTTTAGAGAAAAATTCAAAAATCTTGAAATAGCTATTAATACTGGCGATGGTATTGAAAATGCAAAAACGGAGCTTAAATCAGCATTAGATGGTCTTAGTGCTGAGGGAGTTGACGTTGATATTGCCGCCCAACTTATACTTGGTGAGGGTAGCGATGCTGCCGACCTTACTGAAAAAGTTAATGCGGCAGTTGAAGCAGTTGGACAACCAGAAGTTGATGTTGGATGCAAGCTTGATGAAACAGCTATTGGGACTTTAAATTCTCAATTATTAACTAATTTTACTCCAGAGGCTACTGTTAAAATTACTAAGATTGACGAATCATTAGTAAACAATTATCAGACTACTGAAAAGACTGCTAATGGTAAAGTTATATGGGATAATGATGAAACATTAGTTAATCAGTTTAAGGCAGAAAAACATGAAGCAAATGGTAAGGTTAAGTGGGATGATGATTCTGCAAGTCTTAAACTTTCTGGATGGAGAGCAACTGGTACTGTAACTTGGACTAGTGGAAACAATGTTCAGGTTAAAGTTGTTAAACTTGCTAATGGTACTGCGAATGTAAACGGAACTGCTCTTGCTGGCGGTACTACTGGTCGTGCATTTAAGCAAGGTGACTGGAGCATTAAAGACTCTGGAACTGCACTGGTTGGAGAACTTGGTACAGAAACATTAGTTCGTAATGGTAGATATTATACTATTGGTGATTCTGGCGCTGAATTTATTAAATATAAAAAAGGCGACATAGTATTCAATCACAAACAAACAGAAGAACTTTTCAAAAATGGAAGGGTAACTTCTGGTGGTGGTCGCGGAAGAGCTTTCGCAAATGGAAGTTACGCTTCTACTGGTAGAGCGTTTGTAAATTCGACTGTATCTGAATCAGATTGGGTTAAAAAATATAAGAATAATTCCAATACAAATAATAACACCTCTAATAATACAAGTAGCAATAGAACAAATACAACAAATAGAAGTAATAATAATACAGATACAAAAGATACTGCTAAGGATTTTGAAGAAACATTTGACTGGATTGAAATAGCACTTGAACGTGTAGAAAAAGCTATTGATAGTCTTGACCAAAAAGCAAATGCTACATATATAACTTGGTCTAAAAGAAACAAGGCTCTTTCCGATGAAATTGGCGTTGTAAACGATGCGATGGAAATTCAGCAGATGGCTTACGAAAGATACATGGATGAGGCTAATTCTGTCGGTCTTGATAGCAAGTATAAAAAAATGGTTCAGGATGGAAGTATTGATATTAACAATATTACCGATGAAGACCTTGCTAATAAGATAAAAGAGTATCAGGATTGGTATGAAAAAGCCCAAGATTGTAAAGACGCAATTGAAGAACTTCGCGAACAAGAAGCCGAACTTTATGCACAGAGATTTGAAAACGTTCAAAGCCAATATGACGCTGTTGTTCAGGGATATGAACATACAGAAAAAATGCTTGATGAATATATTTCTCAGGCGGAAGCTAAAGGTCATATTGTAAGTAGCGAATATTATAATGCGTTAATTGCAAATGAAAAAGCTACTATTTCTGCGCTTGAAGACGAACAGTCTGAGTTAATTGCCAAAAGACAAGAGTACTATGACGCAATGCGTGATAACGGTATGACTCATGAAGAAATTTTGGATTCTGAACAATGGACTGAAATGTCTGCTGAGATTGATGGCGTTACCGAAGCCATCGAAGAATCTAATACTGCAATTATTGAATATGGAAATTCAATTCGTGAAGTAGACTGGGAAGTCTTTGATATGATTCAAGAAAGAATTAGTGCGGTTTCTGATGAAGCAGAATTCTTAATTGAGCTGATGAGTAATGATAAGCTGTTTGATGATAAAGGTAAGTTGACTGAGCAGGGCGCTGCTACAATGGCAATGCATGCTCAAAAGTACAACAACTACATGTATCAGGCTGATGACTATGGTGCTGAGATTGCTGATATTGATGCAAAAATAGCTTCTGGCGAATATGATTCAAAAGACCAAGAGGTTATTAATCGAAGACAAGAACTTCTTGAAGCTCAAAGAGATTGTATACTTGCTGCTGAAGATGAAAAGCAAGCTATTAAAGACCTTACAGAAGAGGGTATAAATCTTGAACTTGATGCGCTTCAGGAACTTATTGATAAGAAGAATGAAGAGCTTGAAAGCGAAAAGGATTTATACGAATATCAGAAGAAGGTCAAAGAGCAGACCGAAGAAATTGCTTCTCTTGAAAAGCAGATGTCTGCATATTCTGGCGATGATTCTGAAGAAGCAAAAGCAAAGATTCAAGAATTAAAAGTTTCTCTTGAAGATGCTAAAACCGAATTGCAGGAAACAGAATGGGATAAATATATTAGTGATACTTCTGCTCTCCTTGATACTTTATATTTAGAATATGAAAATATTTTAAATCAAAGATTAGACAATGTCGATTATCTTCTTGAACAAGTTGTTGCTGGTATTAATGCTACTATGGGCGTTGATGGCACTATTGATACTGCTTTGGGTTCTGAAGGTGCTATTGCTACAGCCATTTCTAACGCTGTTAGTGAGGGCGGTGGTGTTCAAAAAATCTTAAATAGTGAAGCAACAAGTGTTGGAACTACTCTTTCTACTACAATGGGTAATATTTGGACTACTGGCGAGGGAAATATTAAGTCTGTATTAACAACATATGGAACTGACTTCCAGAATAAACAGACAACAACTAATGTAGAATTAGGAAAGATAAAATCTGACGTTGCTGCTATGGTAGATGATGTAGATAAGGATGCTAAAAAGAAAGTTGAGGAAAAGAAAACTCAAACATCTGCTAATCAGCCTGCTCCTACTCCTGCACCTAAGCCTACTCCTAAGCCTAAGGACGAAAACAAGAAAGATAATGCGACTGGTGGGGACGGAAAGGCTAAAGTTGGTGACAAAGTTAAATTTGTTAGCGGTAAGTATTATTATGATTCATATGGTAAGTCTCCTACTGGTTCTAAAAATCAGGGTAAATATGTTTATATTACAAAAATAAACGCAAAGGGGTCACATCCATATCATATTAGTACTGGTAAAACACTTGGTAAAGGCGACTTAGGTTGGCTGAAATTAAATCAGATTAGTGGCTATGCTACTGGTAAGAGAAAATTATCAGCTGATGAAGCTGCTTGGACTCAGGAAAAGGGTAGAGAATTTATTGTTCGCCCTTCTGATGGAGCTATTCTTACTCCAGTTGCTAAGGGTGATAGTGTTCTAAACGCTAAAGCTACTAGAAACATTTGGGATATGGCTAATTCCCCTGCTGATTTTATAAGAAATAATTTGAACTTAGGTGGTGCGGATATTCCTAGCGGTTCAAACATTAATAACAATTACAATCAGCAGATTGGAAATGTTATATTCAAAATGGACGGAATTAAGAATTACGAAGAAATGTTATCTTCTATGCAAAAGGATAAAAACTTTGAAAAACTTATTCTTTCAATGTCAATTGATAGATTAGCTGGAAAAAGTTCTTTAGCAAAAAATAAATCAATAAGATAAATTGGGATGGTGCAAGTTTTTGCTTGCACCTCTTCCCTATTTTTTAAAGTGCAAATTTTGCACTTTGTAAGTTTGTGAGGTGCAAAAATATGAATGAAAAAAGATATGAAAAAAGACTTGAATTTCAACAAAAAATGATTTCTAAACAATCAAAACAAATTGAAGATTTAAAGTTAGAAATTGAAAAATTGGAATCTAAAATTGTAGAAAAAGACAAAGTTATAAAATCTGTTGATTCATTAAGAAAGGAATTGATGGATGACGTTAACGATATGAAACAGAGAAAAAAAGAATATATTTCTTTGATTGATGAATTAAAAAACATGAAAAAAATACTTAATCAAGAAGTCTATAAAGGTAGATGGTGGTTGATTAAGTTTCTTATAAAGTAAAAAATATTAAAAATATGAATCGAGGTGAGATGAGATGGTAGTATACGATTTTGAATTTGATGGTCAAAGACTTAGTGAGCTTGGAATGACTATTTGTTCATTTGGTGATAAAGGGCTGGAAACAGTTGATAATGGAAGTCAAGTTTCTTTTAATACGGTGTCTGTTCTTGGAGGTTCTCTTCAGAGAAAGACCAGTGCTGTATATGAAGATTGTTTAGAAGCAACTATTCAAATATGTAAATATTCATGCGCTACAGATGTAAAAGAAATAACTCCAATAGAACTTAGACAACTTACAAAATGGCTCAATAGAAAGAAATTTTTAAAATTTAAATTCCTTTCAAATGATTATATTGATTTATATTATGAAGCAAAAATTGATGTTAGTAGAATTGAACTTGATGGAAGATTATATGGGTTAGAATTAAATATCACGACTAATCGTCCTTTTGCTCTTAAAGAACCTAGAAAAATTCTTATTAATAATGCTATAAAAGATGGAAAACATTTTATTAATGATACGTCTCATGAAGAAGGATATATTTATCCACATACAGAAATTACTTTGGTTGAGGGCGGAAAACTAACTATATATAACGCCATAGAAAATAGAGAAACAATTATTGAAAATTGTGTCGCTGGAGAAGTTATTACTATGGATTATCCTATTATAAAATCTAATATCTCGTCTCATGATTTAAATATACAGAATGATTTTAATTGGAAGTTTTTTAGAATAGCAAATACATATAATAATAGCAGAAATGATTTGATAATTTCATTGCCTTGTATAATGAAAGTTGAATATTCTCCTATTATTAAAGTTGGATTGTAAGGTGGTGATATCTTATGGCAATTAATATTAAATTTGATTTAGCTGGAAATCCAGAGCCGCCAACAATACTACTTGCTAATAAAAATGGCAATATATTAGGTCAATTAAATGTAGACGAAGAAAGCATTGATATTAGCGATAAGTTTAATGATGCTTCTGAATTTAGCTTCACATTAAATAAGTTTGTTGATGATGAAATTACAAACTTGTGGGATAAGGTTGTTAATTTTAAACTTGTATATTGCGAAGAATGGGATATGTGGTTTGAGATAACTGTTGAACTTGATGAAGAAACAGAAACTGTTAAAACGGTATTCTGTACACAGCTTGGTCAAGCAGAATTATCACAGCTTAAATTATATAATGTTGAAATTAATACAGAGTCTGATATAGCTCGTGATGACTATAAAATAACTATTTTATATGATGAAAACGACCACGAAGCTTCATTATTGCACAGACTATTAAAAGACAAAGCGCCACACTATTCTATAATTTACGTAGACCCTACTATTGCTAAATTACAGAGAAGCTTCTCTTTTGACGACACATCTATTTGTGATGCATTTATGGAAATTGCAGAAGAAATTGGATGTCTGTTCGTGTTTCATTCTAATTCTAAAAATGGAAAAATACAAAGAACTATATCTGTATTTGATTTACAGCAGAATTGTTTAAATCCAGATTGTAAACATCGTGGAGAATTTACTGATGTTTGTCCTAAATGTGGCGGACAAGATAAAGACGGTAATAAATATGGAATTGAGTATGGATATGGAGAAGATACTAAAATATTTGTAACGTCTGACGAGCTTGCTTCTGGTGGGATACAATTAAAAACAGATACAGACGCTGTTAAGAATTGTTTTAAACTTGAAGCTGGCGATGATTTGATGACGGCAACAGTTAGAAACTGTAATCCAAATGGAACTGATTATATCTGGAGATTTTCAGATGATATGAAGTCTGATATGTCAGAAGAATTAAAAGAAGCATTAAAAGCTTATGACTTAAAATACAAAGAATATTGTGACACATATAAGTCAGAATTAGATAAAGACTTAGTAAAAAAATATAATGCTCTTGTAGAAAAATATAAAAATTATTATGATACTAAGTCAACTTGCTTAAACTGTAAAAACGAAGAGGTGTTTGACGGAAATTGTCCTAAATGTGGTAGCAGCAATGTTTTATCTGGTGACAGTCTACAACCTATCCCAAATGAAATTATTGGTTATGCACCGTTAATGAATGCTTATTATGACACGATTGATTTTGCATTATATCTTGAATCTTCTCTTATGCCTGATGTGGACTTGACTGAGAAATCTCTTTGTTCAGATTGTAAGTATGAAGGGGTTTTTAAAAATACTTGTCCTCAATGTGGTGGTACAAATATTTTGTCAGGAGCAGAATACCAAGCAAGTTTATTAACGACATCTGCCCTCTCTACTGTTGCTGTAAAGGTTGATAATGTCGAGGGTATATCTTTGTCAACATCTAACACTTCTGTTTTATCTATGGCAAAGGTTATTGTCAAATCAACATATAAAGTAGAAATAAAAACATCTTCTTTGTCTGAAGATAAAATTTGGACTGGTAGTTTTATTGTTACAAATTATTCTGATGAAAATGATACTGCCGAAAGTGGAACTATTAGTGTTATAGTTAATAATGACACGGAAACATATGTAGAGCAATTAATAGAAAAATCATTAAACAAAGATAACACGAATGATTATAGTGTTACTGGCTTATTTGAAAAGGAACTTATAGTAATTGACAAAGAAATTGAAAAAATAAATGCAGAAATCGAAGAATTAGATAAAAGAATTGAGGAAGACCCATACAATACAGACTTATTAGAACAAAAAGCAGAAGCTGTTGGTTTTCTGAGCGAGCTAATATTACTGCTTGAAGATGGAAACGAGTTTGGCGGAGAGTTTTATGATGAACTAAAAAAATATGCTCTTAATCCATTAAAAAGTTTTTATGATGCTTGTGATGCTTGTTTAAATATATTAATAGAGCAAGGTGCTGGTAGCGAAAACGAAAAACCAGATTTATATGAAAATTTATATAATCCTTATCGTCAAAAGTCTTCCGCTATTTCTAATGAGATTGCACTTAGAGAAGAAGAAATTAATTTGATTAATGGTATATCCAATGAAAATGGTGTTGTAGACCCAAAAGGAATTAAACAAAATATTGAATCTTGCAGAAATTCTATACAAGATGAACTTAATTTTCAGACTTGTTTAGGAGAGGAATTATGGCTTGAATTCTGTTGTTATCGCAGAGAAGATAAATATTCAAATGAGAATTATGCATCAGACGGCTTAAACAATGCAGAGTTATTTAAGAAAGCTTCTGAGTTTTTTGAAGTTGCTGAGAATGAAATATTTAAAGCTTCTGAGCATCAGCATTCAATTTCTACCACTTTAAATAATCTATTGGCAATTCCAAAATTTAAAGAGTTAATTAAATATTTTAATCTTGGAAACTGGATTCGTGTACAAATTGACGATAATGTTTATAGACTTAGACTTCTTGAATACGGAATTAACTTTGGAGATTTTGATAATGTAGATGTAGAATTTTCAGATGTAACCAAGATAAAAAATGGAGTTACAGATGTGCAAGCTGTTTTATCTCAAGCTTCTTCTATGGCTACTTCTTATAGTTCTGTGAAAAGACAAGCAAGCCAAGGAGAGAAAAGCAATACTACTTTAAATGATTGGGTTAAAAATGGTTTAAGTGCTACAAATACAAAAATTGTAAGTGGTGTTGATGAATCTATATTGCTTGGCAAAAATGGATTTTGGTGCAGACAAATAGACCCAGTAACTGGCGAAGTTAGCAATGAGCAAATAAAAATATTTGATTCTACAATTGCCATTACAGATGATAAATGGAATACTACTAAAACGGCTATTGGTAAATATTATTATATAGATGAAAATGGCGAAGAAAAAA